AGACCAGAACCTCTCCCATCGTCAGGATGGGAGGAATCCCCCGGCTTCAGCCGAGGGGAGGACGTCAAGGAGATTCCCAAGGATTCCGTGAACCGTCGCATCGTATTCCGTTTCGACTGCGTTGACCTTGAGGCCGACTGTCCATGGTCGCTCGCGCACATGAGCGACGAGGAGCATCGGCTGCTGCTGTTGAAGATGCGTGACTTCGAAAAGGCGACGGTGGGCGAGATCATTAGCCCCTCATATCAGGCGTTCACCTGCTACCCTGATTTCACCCAATGCCCCAACCAGACGCCACAGGACCGGCTGGCGAAATACTATGAACGCGAAGGCGATGCGTTGGCCCGGTTCCGATTGGGTGGAACCGAACGCCTGTACGGTTTCCTTGTAGGCAATGAGTTCCATATACTCTGGTGGGACCCGAACCATGAGGTATGGCCCTCCACTAGGAAACACACCTGACCATCATATTGTAGTGGTATACAAAATGGTCCCGTCCTCCGATACAGGAAGACGGGACCATTAATGCCATTATGCTGTGGAATCAGGCACTGGCATGTCCAGCTAAAGGATATTCCCAGCCATGTCCGCTCTCATTGCCATAGACCAAGTATCCATCCGTTGACGGAAGATCAAACAGCACCTTGCCTTGAGCCTTCACCCCTTGGCCTATTATCTGGGGAAGCCGCTGATTTTCGGGTAGGCATGTGTAGGTTGTTATCTTTGAACTGGTTCCATCGAGATTGCCGTTCCACTGGGTGCCATCATTTTGAATATACGTCCAATAGCCGGGAGCGCCCAGTCCCAAAGGCCCATAGGAATCCGAATCAAAATCGGAAGTTGTTTCAACGGTGATGTCCAGAACGACGAAATGACCGTTTGCAGGGCTTGTTTCAGCTCCTTCGTAAGCCGGGACGCATGGTGCGTCAAGGGTTATGTTGGTTACGGTCCATGAAGCGAGTAGGGTTTTGTCTGCCTGACTCTTATAGATGCTGGCAGTGTCGCCTATTCGTTTGATGAGGTTGCCTCGGCTGCTTGTCTTGGGCTTCTCCGTTTGCTGAGGTTTTGCCTTTTCCGGTTTCTTGTAGTCCTTGGACGAGGCGGCTTCATCAGTATTATTGCGGATTGCTGTGTTCACGGCAACGGCAACTCCTACCGACAGCGCCACCACGACAATCGCCGCAACCAGAAGCTGCCACCATTTCAGGGTGACGGTACCCTTGCCTTCAGTCTTGTGCGATGGGGCCGGTACGGGTTGTTGCTGTGGCTCGCTCATTATTATCCCCTTCTCTTCATTGGGTTGGTTCTTCATATTCTACTTATTTAGTGCTATTCGCAGGCAATTCCGTCACCGTCACGGTCCAATGACGAACGATAGCCCGGCTGGCCCCGATACAATGGCGCGGCGCCGGCAGCTCGCGCTGCTGAACAGTTCTTGTAATACGCCCAACCGGTCGAGGAGTCGTCGGAGGAATAAGATGAGCCCGAATTGGTTGACGTCGAAGCCGCTGCTGCGGCGTCCTCCCGTTGCTTTACCGCGTTCTCGCGTGAGTCAAGCTCAGATGACCGACTATCCAAATCCGATTGCCTTTTATCGAGTTCAGCCTTCTCGCTGTCGTACTCATCCTTGTAGGGTTTGAGCTCATCTATCCGCTTCTGATTGTCAATCACAATTGACTGCAAGTCAGATATCTTACTGTTGAGGTTCCGGACTTCCTCTTTATGGGCGTCGATCATCTTCGTGTATTCGGGCTGCTCCACCGGATCACGAGAATCGTATCCGCCTTGCCAGCCCATGAAGAAGGCGATTAGCGCGACCAATACCAATGCCAGCACCATGAATACCGCGAAAAGCGGTGCCGGAATCCTGTTCACTGCACGACTCGCGGCTTCAATGGATTTCTCGACAAGATCATCCTTCTCCGGCTTCGACCCCTTAACCTCAGTCGCGGCAGTAGAAAACGCGGGCTTAGTGGTGCTGGGTTGAGTCTTGGCGGCATTCGCCTGCTGTTTCACCTGATGCTTCTCTATTTGGGAGATTCTTCTGCTCAGGTCATGGAAGAACACGCTAAGAACTCTGTCTCCATCCTCGCCTTCTTTGATGAGATAGACGATGACCTCATGATCTTTCACCCTTATCCGCAATTTGCTTCCAAAGGACGAGCGAGCTCCTATATCAGTACCTTGCTTAACCAAGACGAGAGGAGAATACGGCCCTGATTTAAGTAGGGAATCGATTGCCGTCTTAATCAGTTGTGGCGAGCATTCGTATGTTTTTGATTGACTAGACACCACGTCCCCTTGCCGAAACCCATTCTCTCCGTATGAGCGATACTATCATTATTTGGCTTGAACGGAGAACATCTGAATTGCGATTATCCAATATCTGGTGCATAATCAGAATCATGCAATCGAACAAATGTTCGGGTCAGTAGGAAAAAGAATGGGGCGCGTCTCCTCCGCCAAGATCGGACGCGCCCCAAAGCATTGCCCCTACCGGAAAGGATAGGAACATGAACTAGTGTATATCATTCTCCTTATCTTCAAGCCCAGTTCTCGCGGCAATGGACTCAGCTCGGGACACAAGGTCTGACACCTTGATTCCCAGAGCGTCGGCCAGTTTACGCATCTGCTCAAAGTCGGCTACCGACTGAAGCTTCAGAATTTTCCGAAGTGTCGAGAGAGGCACACCAGACTTTTCCGCCAGGGCGGGGTTTCTAATACCTGCTTCTGCCCCATAGGACTCTATGGCTTTTGCCAGAGCCATTGAGTACGGGGTGATTTCTCGTTTATTTGTACCCATGTGGGTTACATTACTCCATATTAGGACATAAAGCAACCCCAAATGGGTGACACTCCGTATTTGAAAGTGACCCAAATGGGTGATAATGTATTCCACATGAGCAGCAAACAAGCAACATCCAAAGAGCTTGGAGAGGCGATGAAGAGCCTCTTTAAGTGGCGCGGAGTTAATCAAGATGAAGTTTCACTTGAGACTGGCATACCGATTACTTCACTCAGTCGAAAACTGAACAGCGGTGTTTTTAGGTATGAAGAGATGTGCTCGATAGCTTCAATCCTGAAAGTCCAGCTTTCAACGATCATTACCTTGGCCGAATGGATACACGGCGGAGGAGATTTTGAAAGGTTCGCTGTTGAGCATCTTTCTCCTTCTTCTCTTAATAAGTCTCCTGTATTGGAGGTAACAGCATGAAGATGCAGCTTGACCTCAACGGCCCTTCCCCTCCCCTGATCATTCACGGGCTGAAAACGCTGATTGAAGATGGAGACGTCGAAACATTGGAAATCACCGGGGACGGCCTATCCAATGCAACCGCGATTGGGAAACTCCTGAACATCGACCCGTCGATACTGGCTTCCAGCCAAGACGTGCCGCTGGTTATCGACCTGGACCACGGGAACGCGGCGTATGCCACCTTCGGCTGTGTACGGTTCCTTGATAACCAGCGACTGCTGGACTGGCTGGACATGATTCAAACCGGGGCGTTCAGGAACGTACCGGATATTGAACCGTCCACGGAAGTCCTGCCCCGTCTACGCCCGACAGAATCAAACCAGTGAACGAGTTCCGCAGGTTCGTCGCCCTGAACTTGACCAGAATGGCCTCACCGTCCGGAATCGTCTGATGTGGTCCACCTTCCACCACGAGGAACGGCTTAGACACCCCATCGAACGATTTGACGGCTTCCACGGTGAGCTGCTTTCCGCTCACGTTGACCAACCGCCATTCGCGACGACCGACCAGCACGGGCCTACTCCAATACTCCATATTCACCTCCTCTCCGAAAGAGAACACCATGAACACATCAAATCGTAGCCCAGCAGCCAACGAGGCGAAGAATGAAGCCCCTGAGATTTACAGCGGAAAGGTAGGAGTGGAGATCGTACCGGACATGCGCAAGCTCAGGAGCTTCGCCAAGGACTTCATCGCCCTCGTGGACAGTTACTGGCCGGAGAACCCCGGTGGAGTAGACGAACGCGAGCAAGCCTCGCAAGCATCATGGAAGACGCCTTGCCGCAACGTTCGTCTGATGATGGACCGATACGAATCGAAGAATCATGTACAAGACTAAGTCCAAGACCAATGAGCATGGGGAACATGTCTATGACTCCACTGCTATCGGCAAGGTGATGTACGACCCGTTGGAGGCGGATGTCACGAAGACCTTTGAGGCCCACATTTTCAAAGGTGAGGCGCATCCGGGATACGTAAAGGTGACGGCACCGCTTTCCGTATGCGAAAAACTGACCCCGGAACAGGCCCGCGAGATAGCGAAAGCACTCAATGATCTGGCGGATAAGGCCGAATCCTTTCCGAAGGAACTTAACCCGATAGGCAGGTGGCGATATGAGTGACGGCAACTATTCGTATGTCTCGGATTCGTCGGAGCGTGTTGCCAACGAGCTGAACATTCTCAACACGTGGATGGCTCAGATCGTGGAAACCGGGCTTCCCCAAATCTCCGCGCAGTTGGCGGAAATCTGGGGAGAACAAGCCAAGCGTCGTGAGTCAGACTCCGAGTTTGTCCAGACGGTCGGAAAGCTCGCGCTGGTTGGCGGTGATAACGTCAATGGCCTTGGCTGTGGAGTCCATCGACGTTTTGATGTGTCTCAGCCAGGTCTCGGCGTTGTTGGAGGCGTTCAGGAAGCTCATGTCTCCCCTGATCTCCCGAGCCGCTTTTTGAAGCGCGTCGATGTCGGTCATTTTTCATTCTTCCTTTCGGGTTTGGCATGTGGTTTGGCGATTACAAGCCTAATCCGAAAGGGCCTTTAAACGATATTCACAAGAAAGAGAAAACAATGGTCAGCCAAAATCGTAACCTTTCCCAGAAGCTCGTGGTCGAGGAACGTCACACCCGTGAATACTTCACCGGCAACGTCACTGCCGAAGGTCTTATCAACGCGGAAATCAACACCGATTACGGTGCCCGCCCCCTCACTCCAAGTCAGGCGCGTTTCGCCGCCAAGGCCCTTGAGGACCTGGCCGACTGCGCCGACGAGAAGAACGAGGAATAACAAGTCTTGCCGCAGTGGGTCGTTTTTTATCCACCTATCGACTACAGGCAAATAAATACCATACTGCGATCTGCTGCGGCAACCATCGGCCGGAACCCTTCGGGGTGTCTGGACACGCACCATCACCACCGGAAAAACCAGAGGACTCGTCATCTCCATCTCTCACGGTTGGTCAACATTGCAGCACGGTGGCGGCAATGGGCGTTCTCGGTCCGAATCCGAGTCCGGCCACAAGGAAAGGACATGCCATGAACAGGAAAACCTATGGGGCGCATTGCTCCGGCTGGCAGCATTCCCTGGACGAACGCCGCCACATGATCGAGAACCTTACGCTGCTTGCCGTCATGACGGTGACGGTATGCGGGTTCCTTGTCCTCGCGTTCCAACCGTATGCGGGACCGTGGAGCATTCTGGCGGGCTTCTGCTGCTGTGCCCCACTGACGTTCGCCTACCTCCTACGCGAGTAGCCATAATGCTTCCGGCCGGGGTCTTTTTATTCCTTACCTTCCGCCCCGGCCGGTGGAGCCAAGCGCACGGTGGCCGTGGTCGTGAAGCGTTCCGACGTCATGGACTTCACGATCACACCCGGGTTCGACTCCCGGCTTGGCGCTCAGAAAAATTTAACCCCTTCGCGTCCTTGCGTCGGAAACCAATACAAGGGGTTTCGGACGTGTCAGCACCGGCGTAGAAGGACAACCAAATAATCAAGCCCAGTGAAGGGAAACAATCATGGAAATCACACCATCAGACCAGATGAGACTGCTCAACGAGGCCCGTGGACTATTGCCGCAGGACGAGCTCGAACACCGGGCGAGGCAGATACTCGACTCATATACGCCGAACCAGCAGCCCGCGCCGCAGACACCGGGCTCCTCGCGACTCATCATCAGCGACTTCCTCCGTTCGAAAGGATTCGAGCCGATGAGGAAAAGCGCGTTGCGCTTCGGTTTCCGTTTGGCCAAGAACTACAAGATGAAGTTCGGCGCCTACCCGCCCAAGCACGGGCAGACCTACATCTACTACGAGATCGACCGGCCTCTCATGGAGGAGACGTGGGCGCAGATTCAATCGGAGGACGCGGACTGATGGCATCTGATTTCAACTCTATCGCCAGGGCCATCCGTTATCTCGGTGATTGCGTCCGTTATCTTGCGGACAAGTATGTGGCCGTGAACGATCGCGTGTACTCGGATTGGAACGAGGCGTCGAAGGTCGTTGGCGACGTTGGCCGTGACCATGTGGCCGATTATGCGGAGGCATCTCACAAGCAGGGCAAGTCGCGTACTTGGCGTCACAGTCACCTGATGGAGCGTGAAGAACAATTGTCCATGCAGTCGAGGGGTTCTCATGTTGACCCCGAATGATGTCCGGCATAGAAAGTTCCGCACGTATCGTTCCCTGCTTTACGGAGAGGTCTACGACGTGGAGGACGTTGACGATTTTCTCGACTCGGTGGCCGACACCATCAAGGTTTTAGGCAAGGAAGCACTCAAAGCAAGAAAGGAGTGGCAATGACCGTCGAGCAGATGGCCGATGACGATTACTTCGCGTTTGACGCGGTGGACCAGACCGCGTTGAAGAAGTATCTGGTCAGCCCGTTGGCGTATTCGCAGTATCTGACCGGCGAGCATTCGTCCTCCCCCCAGTTCGAGTTCGGGAAGGCGGCTCACAGTCTCATATTGGGCAGTGGCCCCGAGGTGCTGGTGAAACCGAACCTACGCACCAAGGAAGGCAAAGCCAGGTATGCGGAGACATTGAAACTGCATGAGGGCGAGGATATCGTATGGCTTTCCCCCGATGATGTGGAGAAGGTCGAGGCCATGCGGGACATGGTTGGAGATTTCTTCACGAAGCTGGATGGTCAGCCGGAGGTGGCGATGATCGCCGCCGACCCTGATACCGGATTGTTGATTAAGGGCAAGGCGGACTGGTTGCCGTCCACTCCCGACCCGGATGGTGTGCTGCGTATCCGTGATTACAAGACCACGGTGAAGTCGCCGGACGAGTTCGAGCGTTCCTGCTGGCAGTACGGGTATCACATTCAGGCCGCGTTCTACATGCGTCTCTACCGGTTGACGATGCCCGAATATAAGGGGCCGTTGGGTTTCGAGTTCGTCGTGCAGGAGAAGAACCCGCCGTTCGACTGGATGCGCTACGAGATTCAGGAGGATTCGCCCATCATCACCGAACTGGCGGAACCGAAGATAAACCACGCCTTGCAGGGCATCAGATGGTTCCGTGACAACACGGAGGACCCGTTGGAGGCCATGAGGGCCTACGGGTTGCCTAAATACCCGAAGGATGTCGTGTTCCCCGACTGGAAGCTGTTGGAGGAAGAGGAGGAGATTGAATCATGGCGGTAATTAAGAAGGACGCTCGGGGCGGTCGTGGCACGTATGCGACCCTGGCTCAGGTCGTGAACTATGTGGACGAGCAAGGCTACGAGCTGCAATGGCCGACCCAGTTGGTTGACGGACGCCTGTATGTGGATACGGCCGTCAGGAAGAAGGGCACGGACAAGTGGATTGCCAGTAATTGTCTTATCCCGGTCGAGGTGGGTGATTCGCGTGGTATGAGCGTCATGCAGGCCCTCGGTTCCGCGTTGACGTATGCGCGACGCTACAGCACTTGCGGCGCGTTCGGACTGGCGACCACGGATGATGACGGTGAGACCAGCGGCTACAAGAAGCGTTCCACCAAGGGCATGACCGACGAGCAGCAGCAGACGATTGACCGGATTCTCCAAACCATGCGTATTCCCGATGGTCAGGAGAACGGTTTCATCAGCAGCGTGCTGCAACGCAACGTGGTCTACGGGAAACTGTCTGAATCGGACGCGGCCACATTCATCGAATCGTACAACCGCAACAAGGAGAAGGAGCCTGCCCTCCAGTGAGCTTCACCCCGAGGCCGGGCTGCAAGTGCGCCAGATGCCTGTGGGCTCACGGGGACAAGATCACGCTCCCCCAATGCACCACATGCGGTGCCGTTGATTGCGCCGGAGCCCAATCACACATGCTGGTCTGCAACAGGCGGGCCATGGAGAAACACAAGACGAACAATTACAGGAGGAATGCGTAATGGCCGGAGAACCAAGCATCGAGTTTACCGGATATGCGGGAGAGATCAAGGATTTTCAGGATTCCAGTATTCTCAACGTCAGCGTCCATCCGGGTTACACGGATAAGAACACGAACCAGTGGGTTGACAAGGAGCCTCAGTTCTATGGTGTGCGTCCCTTGTCGAATCAGGCGAAGGATGCTTTGAATCAGGTTCGCCAGTTGAAGTCCCAGCCGAACATGAGCGTGAAGGTTCTTGTGAACGGCAGCTTGTCCAAAAGAGTGTCGGAAAAGGATGGGAGACGGTATGAGAATTGGGATGTCGCGGCCCGCACCATTGCGGTGTTGAGCGCGAAACCCAAGGCCCAGCAGTCTGGTTTCCAACAGTCGCAGCAGCAGTATCAGCAAGGATTCCAGCAGCCGCAACAGGGATTCCAGCAACCGCAACAGCAGTATCAGCAGCCTACGGACCCGTGGAGCCAACCCCAGGACGAATACGGAAATGGGCAGATCTAACCCGTCCCAACACGTCAAGGATTTGGTGGACGCACGCGACCAATACCGGTGCGTCCGCTGCGGCAAACCATTCCATTGGAGCGGTTTCAGCCGGCATCATCGCAGACTCCGGTCACACAAGTGGCCGGGACTGCATGAGGCGTCGAACCTCATCTTGGCGTGTGGGAGTGGCGATACGGGATGTCATGGGTGGATTCACGCCCATCCGCGTGAGGCCATGAGCTTGGGGTACATCGTGAGCGGTTTCAACGATCACCCCGAACTGGTGCCGATTCTCACCGCCCAACATGGTTGGGTGCTTCTGGACGATAAGGGAGGTTGGACGCGATGCGAACCGCCGAAGCAGTAAGCCTGTTGTTCATCCTGTTCTGCCGTGACCCGCAGTTTCGGCGGGCGTTGTACAAGCTCGGCCCTGTGTTGTTCCGCAGGTTCACTAATGGGGAGGTGTGGCTGTGAACGTTGATGACATGACCGATGAGGAGTTCATCGACTATTGCCGGAACGGCGGCGAACTGTCCGGCCTGATAACTGAACGTCATCCGAAATGCGATTGGTGCGGTGGCATGTGCCGGGTCGGCAAGGATGGCATGTGCCGGAACTGTCGTGTCAGGGAACGGCGTCGAACCGACCCCGAGTATGCGCAGCATCTGCGTGATCTGGCGAATCGGCGGAACGCTCGTAATCGTGAGAAACGTAATGAGTATGCACGCCGGTACCGGTCGGAGCATTTGGCTCAGGCTCGGGCTTCGGCTCGTAAGTATGCCGCCGCCCATCAGCGTGAGATGGCTGAATACCATCGCCGTTGGAGGTCGGAGCATCCCGAGAAATACGCCCAGTATGAGGCGAAGCGGAAACGTAAACGACAACTAGCCAAGGAGGCTGTCAATGAGTGAGAAACCATTCTGGGCAGGTAAGACCCTTATGGAGATTCAGAATCTCGATAAGCGAGTCAAGGTGACAATGGAGAACGGAGACGTATTCATAGGGAAGCTCGTGCGGCGTTCCAGAGACACGGACGGTATATGTAGCCTTTCGATGCAACTCGACGCGCATCGAACATATTTACACGTGTTCTCGGCTGAATCATCTGATACGCAGCCCATCATTCCCAGTTACGTCGATACCGTCGAATTGTTGGACGAAAGGATGGACTGATGCGTGTGCATCGTCCGAGACTACAAAACCAAACCGAAGGAGACAACCAATGAGTGATTACAAGCAGCGGATGATCCGCGAACATCGAGAATTGCAGGAGCGTATCAGCAAGCTGGCGCACATGCTTGAGGGCTACGCGGAGGGCACGTTGGACTTCACGCCCGCGTGCTCCTTCCAGCTCCTTGAAAGCCAATTGTACGCGATGGGGACATACGCGAACATCTTACAGGAGCGTGCGCGTATCGAACAGGTGGATTTGAACGCGCCTCTTGAGGGAGGTGAGTCTGGTGAGGTTTCACAGGATTAGCCCGTGTCCTCGTTGTGGGGGCAAGGTCAAGGCGAAATGGGAGCGGGACGGCGTGCAGTGGTTGCCTGAATACACGTTCTTTATCGTGATGTTCCGCTGCACTGTCTGCGGGCTCGGCTTCGAGGGAGGTTGTTCACGGAAGCCCGCCCCGTATCAGTTGCAATACAATATCGCCGCTTGGAACCGCATATGCAACGGTGATAAATGCTTCACGTTGACCTACATGAGTCAGGAAGACGGACGATGAAGTTGGAGACCAAGGAAGAATATCTGGTCGATTCGGCTATCGAGATGCTGTATCCGACCGTCACTTTCAATTCCTATGAGGCCGCTGTGAAGCATATCCACGAGACGCCGGGCACGTGGCGAATCACAAAAATCTATCGCACCCTACCAGTCGGCGAGGAAGTCACGGAGGCAGACGATGAATGCTGATGTGGAGCGGATTCGCGAGAGTCTGGGAGGCAGACGATGAAGGCGACGGACGTGGAGATCGAACGACGGTGCGGCATGGTCACAGGTGCCTCCTGCGGGCATGTGACCCTGAGCTGGATTCCCGGAGACGGCCGAAACGGCACCCGCTCATGGGTGCTGGCCACTCATGATGGCGACAGCATCCGCCGCATCCGGTTGAGCCGGAACGAGCTCGGCGACCTGGAGGACATCCTCCAATCAATCGCGAACGAGGAGAAGGAACTGCGAGGTGGACGATGAGCACTCTGGATATTTTGGGTAACACGAGCGAGCAGGCGGATTCGATACGTCTGATGCTCAAAGTGCGGGGCATGAAGGACGGTCGTTTCATCGACGCCGACCCGCTCATTATCCTCAAGGCCGACAATCATCAAGGTTCCGACAGGTGGGACGTGTATGTCAGCAAGACGGTGTATCCGACCGCCGAATCGTATGGCACGCTCGCCGGCGTGCTGAGGATGCTCGCCGACGACGTGGAGATCATGGCGCGAGAGAAGGAAATGGGAGGCGGACAATGAGCGGACACGACGAAACAATTCATCCAGACTATATTCCCGAGGATTTCAGGGAACTGCTGCGCATGGCTTGCGATTCCGTCTGGGAACAAGGCGAGTTGTACAGCGAAGACCTGTTGCTGGCGGCTTTCAAACCCGCCATAGACGAACACGACCGGCAGATAGCCGAACAGGCATGGGAGAACGGATATATCCAAGCCCTCAAGAACATGAACCCCATGCCCGGCGAGGAACCGCCCGAATACACGCCAAACCCATATCGAAAGGAAAACGCATGAACGAGATTCAGCTTACAGACCATTTGGTTGCGCATATCAGCGCGGAAGGCACCTGCGGCCGTTATCGAGCCAAAATCTGCGAAGACGGCAACTTCAGAGACTTCCTGTACGCCATGAGCCTCAAACGTCTCAAACGCAAGTGCGAGAGGTACGCGAAGCGTGAACGCAAGGCCATCGAATATGTCGCCACGCTCAAGGAGGAATCATGAGCGTAAGCAGTCTCAAAACGCGAAGAAGGAATTGAATTGAGCGGCTGGCGTGACAAGGCCGCGTGCCGTGACATGGACCCTGACCTGTTCTTCCCAACCACGTCCAGCGAGGAACGATTGGCGCTCAAGGCCTGCGCCCAATGTCCGGCGATATGCGAATGCGCACGGTACGCGGCGCAACACGACAGAATCAGCGGCTACCCATTGCAAGGCGTATGGGGTGGCGTGAACAGGAGCAGAAGAAGGAATCGAAATGAGTGACAAGGATATGGTCACGGTTTACGAACGACGTGACGGCAGCAAACCCGGATTATGGTCCGTGTACTGGTATTTGGGGTGGGACGTGTTTTTCTCGTTCTCCCTCGCGGTGGGCATCACGTCAAAGAATACGATGATGGCCATTGTTCAAGCGTTTTGTCTGCTGGTTTTTCTTGGACTCACCGTCTGGCAGTTGAACCATCTGACTTGGAGCATCACCGATTATCGGGTGCGTATCAGCTCTAATTTGGAGAAGGGGGCTCATGTTGAGCAAAGCGAAAAGTAAAGCATGGCAACTGCTCATTGAAGACTCGAACCGTCCGGCAGAGGAGATTCGCTTGGCTACCGGATTTCGGGTCGATGTGATCGAGCAGATGCGCGGGGACGTGCAAAAACGACTACGAGACAACCCGGAGTTCTGATTATGAGACCGAGTTATCTGCCCGTCCAGTATGAGCATTGCCCGTACTGCGGAGGAATCTTGAACGTATTCGGGGACTGCGTGGACTGCCAGTTTCACGATGACCCGACTGAATGGTGGATGGACGAATGAGCCGACAGAAAGCCAAAGGCACACTGCTTGAATCCAAGGTGGTCAACTATTTGCGCGCCCGGTTGGGTGACAGCGAGCAGACGATACACCGTGAAGTGTTGCATGGGACGAAAGACCAGGGCGATATCACCGGTCTGCGTATCCACGGCCAGCCGGTCGTATTGGAGTGTAAAAACTACAGCACCTATACGGGGAGACTCAAGGAGTGGATGCAGGAGGGCCGTACCGAGGCGGGTAACGCTGACGCACCTTACTGGTTCGTCGTGTTCAAACAGAAGGGTCTCGGCTTGAACACGTTGTCAAGCATGGACAACCAGCCCGTGCTCACCGACTTAAAGACCCTCGCATTGATAGCAGGACATGGAATCATCGAAGGAGACGAAGAATGAGCTACGACCTGTTCATAGTGGACAAGGATGTGCCGGAACCGGAATGGTTTGACGTATGCGAACGGGACGGCGAGCATGTGCGGACCGCTCATGGCCATTATTTCAACTACACGTATAATCTATCCGCGTTTTTCACCGATTACAAGGTCCATCTTAAGCATGACCTGGACGGGTTGACGGCCGGGGAGGCCGCAGCCCGTATCGACAAGGCGTTGAAAGACATCTACTTGGAACCATTGTATGTTTTGCGCGGCAAATACAATCCGCCGAACTATTGGGGCAGCGTGGACAGTGCCATCGCATGGTTGAAACTGATATACGACTATTGCCGGGAACACCCGGACTATATCGTGAGGGAACGCTCCTAAGGGGAAATGATGGAAGATAGGAAACTCGTTGATTTCGCCCGTTGGCTGAACGATCATCCGGGCGAATGGAATCTTTGGCCGTATCTCATTCCGATACAGGCCGACCGCAGGGATACGGCCGCATCGATGAGGCTTGTCATGGAACGCATCAAAAACCATCAGTACGACGAGTTCCGCGTGGACACCGTATTGCTCGAATACGAACTATTCAACGGTTTCATGGGCTTCGACAACGGTGGCGTGCATGAGAATGGTCTCGCGTTGAAGATGAGGCTCAAAGCATGACCGCGCGTGGAGATGACCGCAAACTCATGCATTGGATAGCCTCGCACGGCTACACGGTGGTACGCGCCGGCAGCGGCCACTGGAAGATATTCGATGACGGCGTGCTGCTCACGGCGACGAGCGGCACGCCCTCGGACTGGCGAAGCCGCCACAACTTCATACGAGATTTAAGGAGACGAACATGTTCAATCTAGCATCGAAGATTCGGCACTGCTGCCCCCTCTACGGATGTGTCCCGCTCATATTCGAATGGAGAGGCCGCTACATGTTTTTCTGCACCCACTTGGAAGCCCCTTATGCCGATACGAGAGAGGAAGCATGGGATAAGTGGTGCGGGATGGTTGAGAATATTTGGGAAAGGGACAGGAAATGACCTGGATCATACGAAATTCTGGAAGGCAGTAGCCGAGAACCGCAGTGAGAACGCGGTCGCTGCCCTCGAAACCATGATTGAGGAGACGGAATGAGTCTGGTGAGTTTAGATTTCAGGAAAGTGGTATAACGATGGCCCGCAAAGGATACATCCAGCTTGTCAACGGCTTCTACATGAATCGCAAGGTGCGAAAACTCAGGCACACATGCCCGAGCGCGATAGGTGCGTTCACGATGATGCTTACCTTCTGCGGAGATAATCTTTCAGACGGTCATATCAGTGAAGATGATGCGCTTTACGTGCTGGATATCACCGATTCAGAACTTGAGGCACTATGCAATGTCGGCATGATCGAACCGGACGGGAACAACGGGTACTACATTCACGATTATCTTATACACAATCGTAGTCGCGAACAGGTGCAAAAGAAGCGCGAAAGCAATGCTGAAAATTACCAAAAAAATAAGAACGAGGTGAAAACCTCCGATTCAGATGCGATTCAGCCGTCTGAAAGTCATCTGAATCGGGACAAACACCAGAACACCAGAACACCAGAACACCAGAATGAATTATCTAAAGATAATTCAACTCCCCCTACCCCCTCAAAGCCTGACTTCGCTGGACTGCTCGACAGTCTTGAGCGTATTTACCCGACGAACAGGTTCGACGGGAAGACCTCTCAGGCTCGAATGCAGTTGGAAATCGAATGGCCCAAGATCGTGAAAGCCGCCGGCGAGGCTGACCCGCGTGAGTTTCTTGAAGCCAAAACCCGAGCGTATGTCGGGGCCACCGAGGAACGGTTCGTGAAGACGTTCAGCCGGTTCATCGGCGGGGAACTGTACGCACGCAACTGGGAGAAACCCAAACCGGAGACCCCAAGGGCCCGGCAAGTCCAGCCGGTCAAGTCCCGCAGCCAGCAGAATCTCGAAGCGAACATGGCGAAGACATGGCAGTACATGACCGAGGAGGAGCGTGCCCGATACTCGCAGGGAGGTCTCAATGCTCAGCAAGGGTGAGGCGGCGGCGTTGTTGTCGCTGATTAACGCGCATCACGGCAACGCTCAGTGGGATGATGTTCAGCTTGACGCGTTCCATTCGGAACTGCGTTCGGATATCACGGCAGCAGAGGCGCGTGAGGCCGTTCGACGCTTCTACGCGGACAACAGCACGGGTCGCTGGTGCGGTTCCGGCGACATCAACGGCATCGTCCGCAAGCTGCGCAACGATACGAAACCGTCCGAAGCGCAGATAGGCCGGGAGTGCGAACGCCTGGGACTGGTGGAAGATCAGGCGTGGTTGTATCGCCGGCAGCGCATGATGGGCCGTTCCTCGGACGAGTCTCGCCGGGTGGCGTTGACTGCGCGTGACCCGCTGCGCTTGCCGCCCGCGAAACCCAAGCGCAGGCGTGAGGGTGGTGGTTTCAATCCGGGTTTGGGCGTGGCGTTGGACGAGGTTCTGGCGACACGCCGTCCGGCTGAATCATGACCGGTTTGATGGCATAATTGGGAGTTGCTGACACGTCCGAGACCTTCAAAAAAACCGAAGGTCAAGGTCACTATTGTCTTTTTCCACTGAAACTACGAGGCTCTGCCGCTACCACGGTTGCTGGCGGGATATCGTCACCGACGCGCCGTCACCGCTTATCGGACATGGCGTCGAACCGAATCTGAATCTCCTGTGCGACAAGCACGCCAGCCAGTTGACCGGCGACCTGCGATGGTTGGACCGCAGTCTGCCCGACCTGTGCGAGTATCGCATCAACCGCGCCTACGGGCACAAGAACGGTGGCGGCGGTCAATCCGGCACCGCTCCCGCACCGTTGCGCGAAGCCCTGCATGATCTGCTGTACGCGGACGATGACCACGGTTATCCGGGTTTGCAGGGCACGTTGTACGAGTGGGTGCGCAGTCTGAAAATCAATCTGCCCGAGTCCACGCCACTGTCGGACATGGTTCGCCGTATCGCCGATCATCCGAAACTCGTGGAGCATTCGAGCACCCCTGTGTATGCGGAACTGGTTCACAGTCTGACACGCAAGCTGCGTCGTTTCCTCACGGACGATGACGGGGAAACCGTATTGTACGGGCCATGCCCGGCCGACAAGTGCTTGGGTCAGCTTTCCTGCTATGCGGACGCGGAGACGGCGAAATGCCCGAAATGCGGTTTCAGTATGCCGGTCGCCCTTATCAGGGCGGAACGGGTGAAACGTCTCCTCCAATCGGAGGCGGTGAGGACCCGTGGCGAACTGTTGGACATCATCAAGGCGTGCGGAATGCGCGTGAACCGCAGCACTTTGCGTAGTTGGATACATCGAGGCCAGTTGCCTCAGCAGGGCGAGGATGCGTACAGCAATCCGCTTTACCGGTTCAGTGATTTCTACCGTCTCGCGTCCGGCCTGTCGGAGGACGCGGACGTGTGGGAGATCATGCAGGTTTCGCAAAACCAATCCAAGGAAGGAGACGACAAGTGAGCAATCAGATTCAACCATTTGACTTCAACGGCATTCAGGTGCGTGTCCTAACCGACGAACACGGCAACCCGTGGTTCCTTGGAGCGGACGTATGCACCATTCTCGGTACGGCCACCAACCATATTCGGGAATACCTCGATGCCGATGAAATCACCAATATCCGTAGTACGGATATTGCTCAGAACGGCGGCAAGGCACCCGTTTTCGTGTCCGAGTCCGGCTTGTACTCCCTCGTGTTACGCAGCCGCAAGCCCGAGGCTCGCGAGTTCAAACGCTGGGTGACGCATGAGGTGCTGCCATCGATTCGCAGGCATGGTGCGTACATGACCGAATCGACTTTGGAAAAGGCAGTCACCGAACCCGACTTCCTTATCCGGCTTGCCACGCAAATCAAACAGGAGCGGGCGGAAAAGGAGAAGGCCCAAGCACAGGTCGAACGGATGCGTCCCAAGGCATTGTTCGCTGACGCTGTGGAAACCTCGAAGACCAGCATCCTTGTGGGCGACTTGGCGAAAGTCCTGAAAGGCAATGGCGTGGATATTGGCGGCACTCGCTTGTTCGCGTGGCTGAGGGACAACGGATGGCTGATGAAAACCGGCAGCTCTCGCAACATGCCCACGCAGAAATCTATGGAATTGGGCTTGTTCGAGATCAAGGAAACCACCGTGGTTCACTCGGACGGTCACACGACCATCAACAAGACGCCGAAAGTCACGGGCAAAGGTCAGACGTTCTTCGTCAACAAGTTCCTCGGATACAGGGAGATTACTCAATGAGCATCAATCTTGGCACCACGGAAGTGGAATTGAGCTTGTACTCCAAGGCGCTTCAACTAGCCACGTTCACCGTGGAAGTCCCGGTGGCGGGCGAACTGGAACCGGACAGCGTGTTCATAGGCGACGACATGCAGCCACGCGCGCACGCGACCGTGATGCCGCCGCCCGACGGTTCCGTCGAAAAGGCCGTTAAAGCCGGGGTTTATGCGTTCCAGAAGGCGTTCAACGAGTCGATGGAATCGAGGGGCATGTGAACCGGCTGAAACGACTGTTGCACTTGGAGGAGCCGGAACCGGTCGAAAAACCGGAACCTGAACCACCGGTAGTGGAACCATGCCCCATCTGCGGACTCGTACCCAAACTGAAGCATGTGTGCGTCACCCGCAACTACCGCGACTACTGGCTGGAAAAAGACTCGTGGCAGCTCTTGGAATGGTGCGATCACGTCGAAAGCATCCTTTCGTTCGCCTCGTTTTTTGAAGACGAGAATGTTCAGAAGTGGAATACCGGTTGCAGACGGTTGAAGGCAGTGGTTGACGAGCCGGTTCCCGAATGCCCTGTCTGCGGGGAGAAACCCGTCGTGCAAACGGACTCGGAGTCGGATATTCCCCAGCTTGTCTGCTCATGCAACGAACTGTTGAGCAATGTGGAGATAACAAACGTCTATAAGCGCAAACGCGAGTGGATACGTCGTTGCGTGGCGTTGAAACGCAAGCAGGACAACGTGAGTGAAATGGAACAACTGATCGGAGAAACACAATGAACGGACATTATTCGGTTATCACGAATTTCGGCTGTCATTGGACATGCCCCTACTGCATCGTAAGGAAAACCGGATTGAACGTGCCGGTGACGGACATGCAGGCCACGCTGCGGACCATCAGCCGTGAAAGCGAACGCCACCCCATGAGGTTCCTGAGCTTCAGCGGCGGCGGAGACCCCCTGTTCCCCATGCGCGAGCCGGAAGCGTCGAAACGTGTCGCCTTCTACCGGGAGGCGATACGCAGGGCCGGAGACTGGCTCACGGAAACCGAGATGCACACCAGCTACTTCCAATGCGGACGCAACGTGGCTCAAGTCATGCAGCAGGTCAGGTTCAACCGCGTGGTGTATCACATGCGTCCCACGAGCTTGTCCGATGACGTGGCGTTGGCATTGCCCCGCAAATGGTTCGACGGTCAGAAGGTGCGTGTCGTGTACGTGGTCACCCCCGATTTCACGCCGGAGCGTATCGACCGGATAGCCGGTCTCGTGGCCGATAGCAACGTGGTTGATGAACTGTCGTTCAGGCAGAAGGTCAACCCCGACAACACTATCGACCACACGTGCGAGGAGTATTTGAAGGCCGGCCATCAAAACCGCTGGTGGTACATCCAACAGGATGATTACAACACGTATGTCGTGAACGACCGGCTTTACACACGATTCAGCGATATCGGCAAGGAGGACCACAGGTGAGCAAGAAGATTCGCGTCGGCTGGGATGACCTGAAGCCCGGCGATTTGATTCACGTCAAAGGCAGCACGGAGGAATTGTTGGAGGTCAATAAGCAGACTCCGATTCTGGAACTGTTGTCTGCTGAGGAATACTACACGAGAAAAGCCAAGGGGGAACTGTGAAGCGTTACATGGACTTGGCACGCAATATTTTCACGGGTGTCCTATCCGACGTTCCACCCGACTTCATACCAGTGGGAACGATCATTGATGAACCGGATACCCCCAGAGAGGATACGCCTATCAAAACGTATGACAGCGTGGAGTCCATCGCCACAGTCAAGGTGGATAAGACCACGCTCGCCAGAATCATGCCGGTTAGAATCTCCATTGACGAGCTGCATGATTTTCTCCAAAAGGTTCCGACCGACGCGGTATGGGAAGTCCAATGGAACGAGGAATGCACGAATCATTACCTGATCGCGGAAAACGACAACGGTAGTCTCACATTCACACCTGTGGAAGGCCCGGTTACAAGCGGATATAAGCTGGTATTCGACTTTCCGTTGAAGTAGTCGGTCAAGCATGAGAATGCCGCCCTAGTGTGCTTCCACGAGAGGCAGCGGCGTCTTATAACACGCCTATCATAGCTTGAAACCCGTGAAAATCTATTTTTTATTGATCTTCACGGGTTTCAGTGAATGAAAAGCATGTTTTCGTATAATCGGGCCCACGTTTTCCACTTATCCGTCAAAGACCGGCACGTGAATCGTATTCGTATTCGTCATCTTCCATACCAATGAATATCGGCTCCACACCGAACATGGCCTTGAACAGTTCACGTGCGAACACATCCACTTCCTCTTTCGTAGGCTTGTGATCGTATTCCGGCCACGTGTTGAACCCATTCCAATTGCGGTTTATCGGCCATGCGCCTTGACGGGTTTCCAAACGCCATTTTCCGCTGGGCATGTGGACGATGGTGGTTTTGATGGACATGATAGTTCCTCCTGAAAGAATATTCGGGCATGACGAAACATCATGCCTCTTGTACTTGGTTCGCTAATTCCCAGAAGGCCACAAGATAGTCCCGTGGCCTTCAGTGTATCAAGATTTCTCGTATTCCTTGCACAGATCGGCGGCGAACTTGGTGAGATTATCCGGGTCAAGCACATAGTTTTGCCCAGTCTCCCCTGCTTCGTCATAGTATTTCCACACCTCGTGCAAGGCTTTCTCCATACGTTCGACGTTCACTTGGACACCTCCTGATTCCAGTCCAGCATGTCGCCGGTCAGCCATTCGCCGCCACCTGAAACACGCGCGTACAACCACGCCCGGTAGCCGATTCGAGCCGCCTTATCGCGTTTAAGCCACGCTTGAAGCCACATGAGACGCAGCTTCCAGCGTGGTATACGCCGCCACAACTCGGTGTTGGTGGCGGGGTCGAAACGCTCATAACGGTAGATTGCGGTAATCAATTCGCCCACTTTCTCTTGACATGAGAGCCGTCCTCGTAATCGGCGCTGACCATATCGTTGTCCAGTTCGTCAATGTCCAACAGGTCTCCAACGCCGTTTTCGTCAACCCAGTCGCTCAACTGGTTGAACGTCAAGCCTTTCGGCGCGGTGACGTGACGCTTCTCGATCTGCGTCACGCGCTGGTAAATCGTGTAGACTTCGGTTTCTTCATCCATGATGGAAACTCCCTTGTTATTGTCCGGTAAAACGATTAACGGGACAATAGACAGCTCTAAAGTCCCGTCTAAATGCTGATTTATGTGAAAACCGCACCATAGAAAGCCCTATGATGCGGTTCTAAATGATGGTTTCTATAAGAATGGCCTCATAGAACAAGTCCATGAGGCCATGAAAACGATAACGGCTATACGCTCCGCCTGTATGGTGGAATGTCCAACGTGGCTTCCAATCCGTCGTTAACATGCTCCGCGTCCCTCAACGAGAGTCGTCCGAACCATTGCAGCAGTTCGCTCCTGTTGAAGTAGAAGCGTTGCGAACAGCGCACGAGCGACGGCTTCAACAGCCCCTCGGCCTTCCAGTCGAGCAGCGGCACGTCACCGGCCTCATCCCAATCAGTGTTGCCGGTTATCTTCGCCACGATACCCGACACCAGATCGCCGTCAACCTCGGTGATAACCACCGGACGCGGCTTCCCGATACCGGGATGGTCGGGAAACTCGACCCACATCAGCCACACGTCATACAGGCGCGGTTCATTTGGCGTACTGGTCATAGACATCATCCTCCGAATCATCCCAATCGGCGGGCAGTATCACATGGCCCTTCTCCGAACGCTCGAACATGTATGCATTGTGAACAGGCGGCACCGGATAACCGTCCGGCGTGTGCCGCGTCGGCTTGAACGGCAACCCGTTGTCCACCAGAGACTGGCGTAGGAACATGTTGACGGCGGTGCTCAGGCTCATGCCCATGGAATCGTAGAGCGCGGCGGCACGCGCCTTGACATCATCATCGATATTGGCTACCAGCTTACCCATAACAACCTCCTTAACGGTTAACAGATGGTATCAATCATATACCATATTGGGATAGAATAGTATCCGAATTTTTACCAGTAGATGTAAATCTCACCCGCCTTGTGTTTCCACCCGTCCAGCGCGATGGGAAACGCCTTGCGATATTCAGGTGCCAGACTCTCAAGAAAATCAGCGTAATCATCGAACGAGAACCTGTCTTCATACTGTGCCTCAGTATCGTGTACCACGCCGTCCAGTTCGTCCAGCATGTTCATGAACTGTTGGGTTTCGCCATTGGGATACAAGTATTGGGCGACCGTAGGGATACGCCACCAGCCGTCCAAGCGTTCTCGGACGCTGTAGTCGCTCAACGTAAGTTTGATAGTGGCGCTCATAATAATCTCCTAAAAAGTATTGGTTTGGTTTATAGGTATGGGATGCCGCCCAGCGGAAGTGAGGAAAACGCCAGGCGGCAGGAATCAATAGGCGCGGATGACCGCCACACGGCCATTGTCGGAATACTCCACCTTGCAATATGAGTCAAGATAGGACTGCTCCGCAATATAGCCACCTTCCATAGCCTCGCAGTAGGCCCATGCGGACACCCAGTGCCAGAAACGCCAACCGCAGTGATGGAACGTGCACGGGTTGATCTCATGCCAGCTGACCAGCCATTCCACTGCGTCGGTCAGCCACTCCCAGTAGGCGCGTGGCTTGCTGATTCGAGTGTAACGGTAATAGTCATTCTTGTCTTGCATATAGTAAGTGGTCATTTGAAAAGCTCCTTAGAACAGTGGCAAAGCAAACCGCTTGTCGGGTAAATCGGTGGCGTTCAATGCCGCCAGAATCAGGTCAGACGTGTGGAGTGGAATGTTTGCGCGTACCGCCGCGATATTATCCGGCGTATACGCATAGCCAGAGGACTCCAGAACCTCACGAATCTTGCTAGTGGGTATCTTGACTTCCATCATTCCCACCCCAGCATGTCGTCGATGCACCAGCCGATAGCGCACTCATACCGGTCATACGTGGTGGAATACTTCTGTGAGAACGCCTCACGCGCCCTCTTGTCGAGCATGTCCAACGACAAACCGGTTTCGGCTATCTGCTGTTCCGCAGTATCGAAGTCCGGCGCGGTGTATGGCTTGTCCAGCTTCAGCATGGCACGACGGCGTAAATCATCGATAAAACCATGCTGGCAGTCGAAGATATCCGCCACGCTATCCGCGTTATCGGCGGCCATCTCGTAAGCCGCCTGCAACAACAGGCGTACGGCTTTCTCCCGAATCTCGCTCATGTCACGCCGCCTTAACCCACTTGTCGCGGACGGTAGCCACGTAATCGGCCACCGCCTTTTCCAACTGCCTGTCACTGCCACGCTCATAACGGGCACGGTAGGCGACAACGCACCTGCCATTGGCCGAAGCAACGTAGGCCACCTTGCGGCCCTTGCTGGTACGGAAGTGACGGATAGGGCCCAAACCTTGCAATTCGGGGCATTCCTTAGCCATCATCAGGTCAGGCATCGTACAATAGGAGACGGCGAAACTGTTCACCTTCGGCGGCACTTCGGGAATCTCCTGTGTATCCGGCGCGGGTTCATCATCCATGAACTCGTCTTCCAATATCGCGTCCTCGGGCATAGGCACCGGCCACTGAACATTGCTCGTGAAGCGTTCCTCCTCACACTTCCAGTTTGCATCGATCGATGGGTGCGCGACAATGCCGCCAACCGTTTTAGCGTCCATTCCGGTAGGTACCGGCACCGGCACTGTCTTCATACGCTCGGAATCGGGTATGAGCATCCAACCATGCTCAAGGTCAACGGAGCTTGACCTCATGCCATTCAAAAAGTCCTCATACTGGACTCCCTTGGCCTGAACATTCCACGCCGTGCCCTGCGAAGTCTGGGAAAGTGACCAGACTCGTCTAACCCGAGCGTTCACATACCGAACATCATATTTCGAGCCATCCTTGCGCAACCGCACCCACATGCCGCTCACGGCATTCACGTTACGCGACGGGTCATTGGTCAGCTTCTTCATTTTGGTTTACCTCACTTGTAAAGATTCGATTTTGATTGATTTTCTGGAATGAGTAGGCGGCTAGAAGACTCTCAGCATTCACCCTCTTCGGTGGCTTCGGTGTAGAAAACGTCGTCCATTTGGTCATTGTTGAAACGCTCATTGATGTAATCGGAAATTGCCTTACCGGTATCGTCTTCGTTAATTAGCTGACTAATGCGGGTATGGCTCACACCGTTACCGTCCAAAATGTAAGCGTCTTGCGCCCAACCATCTTCATGCTCGAAAGCCTTGTTATATTCGGTTTCCGTCACATATCCCCAGTCGCCAAGGCGATAGATGCCCTCATAGGGTTGGAAACCGTCATAGCGCGTCAATGGCGATAGTTTTTCGTCAACACGTTCCACCATGTCGGCAACATCTTTAACGGTAATGGACATTTTGAATCTCCCTTAAACAAGAGGGGCACGGCCACAACGCCATGCCCCACAACGATTTATTAACGATGGACTCGCACCATGTAGCCCCTACCCCACGGGACTAGCTCCACGGGATAACCTTTGGCCTCATAATGCGATTGAGTGGCAACAGCCACGGGAAACGACTTGCAACGGTAATGGTCAATCATGGTCGATCACTCACCCATATACGCAACTGGGTTAAGTTGCATGTCGATACGCCGCCATGCCCTGACCAATTCGGCGGTAGGCGCGTACCGTTCGACAGCCGACCGGCTACCGTCGTACCGTGCGGCCATATCATTATCAAAACCGATAACAGTATCGGCCATGATATGACGCGCCTCTTTCGCCGTAATGGCCTCACGATGCCAATTGCCATCAAACACGTCGTCGGCAACCCAAGCGTCACGCTCAGCCCTCGAATCAAACACCCTGAGACTCCCAGGCCATGACCCATCATCCCATGTCGCGCCGATACCATAAGCCCAGCGGAAAGCGTAGAAGTAGCGTGCCATCATGCCACCTCGCCATCGAAGTGACGTTCGGCGGCTACCGCGTACAGCACGTCATGCATGGTGTCGGTACTGTAGCCATTGATATTGGTGACAACTTGCAAAGTCTGCTCGGACACACCGTAATCATCTTTCAGCGCGTCCCACATTTCCTCAATAGACATTGTTGAATCTCCCTTGAATTGATGAAGCGCGGAGACAGCCGCGCGACTGATTGAATCTGATTGAAAGTTAGTAGCGTTCGCCGATTAGCACGCCGTCTTGGTAGATGTACAGGCCGGTACCGCGTCCGTTGCCCATTCGAGCACTATCCCAGTAGCAGAGTCCAGCTTGACCCGAGCCGTCTTCGTTCTCACATTGCGGGATGTTCGCGGTATCACTACCGCAAGCGGACAGGGTGAAAAGTGTGATTAACGCGGCTGAAGCCGCCAGAATTTTACGCATGGTTCCTCACTTCCATGTGAGGCGTGCTAAGATAGCACAGCCTCGATTTGATTGATTGGTTAGAGAACTTTCAACTTAAGGCACGCGGCTAGGTAGTTGGCGCTACTTAGCCGCATTCTTTTAACGCATCAGGTCGCTCGGTTGGCAGTTGAGTGCACTGGATATCTTCAAAGCGTTTTCAAGAGTCATGTTCCGAACGTCTCGCCGCCCGGTCTCATAACTGCTGATGATTGTTCGCGCTATTCCAGTGCGCTTGGCTAGCTCAACTTGTGTTAAGTCGGCTTGTTTGCGCAGTTCCTTAAGTCCCATAGGCTTACCCGCTTTCTCTAGTAGTAGGTAAACCAATTATGACAGCAAAATGTATCATTTGCATGTAGGGAAACACTGTTAAGTTCTCAAACTTGCTTTTGTCTTGCCCGATTGGGCTTGATAATTGATAGCATAACGTATCATTTTGGTTTAAACAAATCGGCGTGTCGGAAAACCAGCACGCCGAACAGCTCACACTGACGCGAACTCACGCACCAGCGCGTGCCGCATGATGTCATCAGCGGACACGCCACGACGTTTAGCGACGGCATCCAACATGGCCGACATGTCAGCGCTTAACGAAAACGTCCGACTGACAGCATCCGCCTGAGCGACAGGAACGACAGGCCCGGAATACACCGCACCCGGCCTTCCGCCGAACTCGCCGTTATCCGCATCGTCGGCCCACTTGTCCAACATGTCATCAGTGACCACACGGCCACCCTTCGCAACAAAAGACATGACACTTCCTCCTTTACAAAAGTTTCAGTTCCCGCAGCACCTTCGGCGTCGCACGCATGGCATGGAACACATGCCAACGATCCGACTCATCTAGTACCGCCACCATTTCCAGCAAACGCCCGTACTCGTCGTATCCAACCGCCACATAACGCAACGGGTCGGTATCCTCACGCGCCATAAACCGCACGACGTTCGACCATGCCACGCGCACCGAATCAGCGGACACGTCGGGATGTCGAGTCTGGATACGCGGGTCAACGACGATATCGCCAACCGGCACGGCTCACCACCTTTCGATATAACAGGTTCCAGCGTATCCCGTCCACCTTGGGACACGCTATGAGTGCCTAGACTATGGGATAAACCCAGTGAGCTAGGCCGACTGTGTACAAGGCCCACAGTCAGGCGAAGAATTGATTAGGGCACACACCTAACAACTAATCGTTAGTGTTTTCTTTTGGCTTATCAGCCTCTAACAGTTTGCGAGGATTACTCACACGCAAAGCGTCACAAATCCGCAGCGCATTATCAAGTGTCATATTCCCGATGGATCTACGACCGGCTTCAAAGTCGGCAATACGACCTTGCGTCATGCCTACCTTGTTACCTAGCTGTTCTTGGGTATATCCTCGCTTCTGCCTTAATTCCCTAAGACTCATGGCCCACCTCACTCTGGTTCAGTGGGCCCAATTATACAATTTCAAACGTCCGGTTTAGCCGTCGCGCGGTTATCTCCCCGCGTCTGCCACTCTATCCAGTGGCGACGTTCATAGCGGGGACAATTCCATGCCGGATACCCGCTCTCTTATCCTCACTAGCCCGGTAGGCTAGACGCCGGTAGACGCAACTCATTTATGCAACCTTGTTTGACGTACTCTCACTACGCAGATTACAACCGACTTTCGGCAACACTATTCGATTATCAATCATCACGTTCGCCTGATTACCCTCTGCTCACAATGAGGTTTAGGCAGTGGGAACTAAGTGCGCGACTAGGGACTTGCACCCCAGCTCAGCCACTATGGCCGCGCTGTGTTCTCAGCTAGCCGCGAAGTATCCGCGTACCGCGTGTGCAAAGTTCGCAACTTCCTGAGTCTCACTGAGATATTCGCTTATGCATTCACCGGCAATGGCCTTGACGTTTCGGGGGATGATTGTTAAATCAGTCCCGTTGAGCCTGACCATAAAGGCCGCCGAGACGCCTTGGTGCGTAATCACCTTGCGACCATCTTCTGTCTGGCTTAGTGTCCATTTGCCTACCGTGATTAGCTTCTTCATCTCGTTTACCTCGTTTCTGTTTAGTGTTCGTTTGTTTTGTTGGCTCCATCATAAGCAACCCCATAAGGGGATGTCAAGCCGGATAATCCGGAAAGTTTAAAACCATTGGAAACACTAGCATCCCTCGGCGTGTCGAAACCACGGCAACACGACAAAAAACGACAAACCACACATAGTGTTGGGTTGCCTGACCACACACCATGTGGTCAGGCAGAGAGTGACGGCCACGGCCACTCATGCACCACGTCCCAGACTCACAGCATGCCCGCGCGACACCACACCCGGCAATCAGACACGCCCGACCAACCACAAACACAGGGGGGTGGGAGAGCCCCACCCTGGTAAGACGTGGGGGCCGCACGGACAATGGTTCTGCTCGTGAATGATCTGCTGGGCTGTTTTTTGAATTAGCGTTTCATTGGTGGTGGGAATACTCTTGCAACGCTTGCTGCAACGCTTGTTGTGAGTAAACTGTCGTGTAGATAGATTGTCGGGGATTGGAGCGAAGCTCAGATTCCTGACAAGGTGAGGCCCCGCAGTCGCGGGGTTTTCTTGTATTTGCGTGAGATATCCCAATTGGTAGAGGACGCCGGCTCAAACCCGGTGTGTTGTGGGTTCGATTCCCTCTCTCACGACTAGGCCACGCCTTTTTTGAAAACCGAACCGTCAAAACAGTTTTACGAGGATTTGTAAGGTCGAGTTCTCTGGGATTCCGTTTTGTATTGGTGTTGTTTTCTTGGACCGGGGGCGTGGCCGTGGATGATTGGCAGAGTAGACGAATGCGGCGGCTTGCTAGGCCGTAAACCGTAAAAGGTTCGCAAGTGCAAATCTTGCATCATCCGCGAGATGGTCGGTGAGGCTGGTCAAGGCCCTGACTGTCGTGGGGGGTTCGACTATCCCTATATGCCCGTAGCTCAATGGTAGAGTACCGGTCTCCAAAACCGGTGACGTGAGTTCGATTCTCACCGGGTATGCGATGCCGGTAGCTCAGCGGCTAGAGCGTATGGCTACGGTCATAGGGTCGGTGGTTCGAGTCCACTCCGGTACCACAACGCCTTCAAGAAGAGGCGATTACAGGCGGTGACGGCTTCTTGGGTCATCGCCGGATGTCGGCGGCGGCTTCATGCCATGCCGTGCGGCGATAACTGAACAGCGCTCCCCTAGTGGGAGGCATGGCATTCTAGCTCATTGGAAGAGCGGCGCTCTCGTAAAGCGCAGGTTCGAGTTCGATTCTCGGGATTGCCTCTAGGAGCCGGTGGCTCGTGGACCAACATCCCCTGTATTTGGATTAACCCCGTTGGAATGCTCGCTCGCCACGCTCCCACCGGCTCCGCCCCCTACGTGTAAGGAGTCATCGTGGCTTGGTCATCTTCCAACCGTGATGCACGGTTCAACCCCGGATGGGAGCGGACCCGCAAGCGGATATTAGAGCGGGACCACCATCGATGCCAGTGGATTGTGACCGACTGGCATACGGGGGCGAAGCATATTTGCGGCTATCCTGCCAATGAGGTCGATCATAAGGTTCGCGCGAAGAACGGTGAGCCTGATGATGATTCCCCGTCGAACCTGTGGGCGTTGTGCTCATATCACCATAAGCAGAAAACCGCTCGTGAGAGTGGTGAGGCTCGGGTGGAAAAGCGTAGGAGCCGCGAGGAGGCCGAATGGTATTCGAGGCCGGCTTTTCGATAGAGCGTTGCGCTGTGTTCGGGTGTCTTAACCCGGTGTGCGCCAAAGGGTTGTGCAGGGAGCATTACAACCGGAACTACTATTCCGGCACTCCGTTGAGGAGACTGCGCACCCGCATGTGTCCGGTGTGCTTCAAATGGTTCGACCCTGAGCGTTCCTCTCGCTTGTTCTGTTCGGACAAGTGCCGTTTGAGGTATTTCCGTAAACGTCAACTGCATCCCGAGCTGCCGTCGCGTCCTGAAACCGTGTTGCATGAGCGGACGGTGGAACCGGCTGAACGGCCTCGGATGGTTGTCGAGTCTTTCACCCGTTCGCAGGTGATTGAGAAGTGTGCCGGCCGTTGCCAGAAGTGCGGCGGACTGGTCGATGTAGATAGTGCCGGGCCTGACGGCGCGGCTTTTGAGTGGAAGGTTCCTTTGGAGAAGTCGCATTCAGCGACTTTGGAGAACCGCATTCTCGTTCACGACCGGTGCAGGGGCGAAAAGCCCGTGCGTCGGACAGCCCGGAATGGGCGGAAACGGAGCGTGAATCATGGCAGGAAACGGGCGTAGGGCGTCCAAGATAGCCGCGATGCCTTTGCTGAGCAGTCCCGAGGAGCCGGTTGGGCCGGAACTGCCTGATGTTCGCCCGGATACGGGCGATGAATGGTTGCCGGTCACTCGCCGCTGGTATGAGGATTTGCGTCGTAGCCCGTTGGCTCAGCGTATGGGCGTCGGCCCTGACTGGGATTTCGTGTTGGATACGGCGCTGCTCAAGGATGATTTCAAACGTTCCCGTAAGGGGCGTGCGATTCTGGCGGCTGAGATTCGCCAGCGTGAGACCATGATCGGCGTCACTCCGAAGGCGCGTAACGATTTGAAGTTCGACGCGCCTCAGGCGAATGATTTGAAGGCGTCCTCGTATTCGGGTTCCTCGAACGTCATCAGCATGGAGGAAGCACGTAGGCAGCGTCGGGCGGTGGGCTGATGCATGACGTTATCCCTAATCTGACCGCCGAGGATAGGGAGCGTTCGCTTGGCTGGCTTGCCTTGTGGTGGATACAGTCGTTCTGCGTCGTGGGTTCGGAGCCCGCGTATGACATGCCCGTGTATGAGAGTCCTGAGTATGCGCGGTTCTACGTGGACTGTTACGCGCTCGACAAGTATGGGCAGCGTCGTTTCAACCATGTGTTCCTGAGTCGCCCCAAGGGTTGTGACAAGTCCGGCAAGGGTGGCCGTCTGGGTTTGTTCGAGGCTTTGGGCCCATGCCGTTTCGCCGGTTGGGCGAAGGGCGGGGAAACCTACACGTTCCTCGGCCAGACTTACGAGTATCTGCCGGGCGAGCCTATGGGCCGTCCCGTGCAGGGCCCGAACGTGGTGTGCATCGCCACCGCCGAAGAACAGACGGATAACGTTTATCAGGTAATGAAGTACAACTGCGAGAACGGGCCTTTGAGCCAGTTGCGCGGTTATGGTCTTGATGTCGGTGAAACCCGTATCCTGCTGCCGGAGGGTGGTTCGATCAAGCCCGGTGCCACCGGTTCTTCCACGCATGACGGCGGCAAGCAGACGTTCATCATCGCCGACGAATCCCACTTGTACAACGTTCCCCGGTTGAAGGCCACGTATCATACGCTGAAACGTAATCTCTCGAAGCGTATGGGCGACGCCGAACCGTGGGTGTTGGAAACCACGACCATGTACCGTCCCGGCGAGAACAGTATCGCCGAGGAGACCTACAAGCACGCTCAGGATATTCGAGAGGGTCGCATCAAGGACCCGAAGCTGCTGTTCGACCACAGGTATTCGCCTTTGAACATCGAGGACCTGGGTGATGCGGGCAAACTGAAGCATGGCCTGTATGAGGCGTATGGTTCCGCCGCGAAGTCAAGGGACGGCAAGGACCATATCATTCTCGCTGACGGCAGCATCGTGCCGGTCAACGACGAGGGTGTGAGCGATGACGGGTATTCGCTTCGCTCCCCCGGCGTGGAGCCGGGCCCGTCGAAGGACGGCTGGGTTGATATTCGCGGCCCTATCGCGGATATCCTCGACCCGGCTTCCGATGTGGGCGATTCGATTCGCTACTACCTGAACAGTCTCACGAGCGTTTCCGACGCTTGGCTGTCCGAATCCCTGTTGAAAAGCCATCTCGCGGGCATCGCATTGTATGCGGGCGTTCCCGAGGGCACCGACTTGGACGAGGCAGCGCCTTGGAAGGACATTATTTCGGACGAGGACGAGATAACGCTTGGCTTCGACGGTTCGCTTTCCGATGATGCGACCGCCTTGGTCGGCTGCCGTGTCAGGGACGGCCTGTTGTTCCTTATCAAACTGGAACAGAAGCCCGAAGGCCCCGAGGCCGCTGACTGGCAGGTCGATGTGGAGGCGTTCGACCGCAAGGTTCGCTGGATGCTGGACAACTACAACGTTGTCGGCTTCTTCGCGGATGTCCACGGCTGGCGTGACCTCATTATCGGCTGGGAAACCGACTACTCGTATCTCGACCTTGTGGGCCAGCGCAACAACGGCGACCCGATCATGTTCCACACGAACAATTGGGAGTCGGACATGAAGCAGGCGTATGTGGACATGCATACCGCGTTCTGCCGTGAATGGACGGCGTGCGATGACGAGGACAATCCCGTCATCGGTGATGTCGCACTGTTGGCCGACCCGAGGCTTCTCGCGCATTTCAGAAACGCGCGAAGGAAGAACCTGCGCAGGACGAACGCCGATGGCTCCACTCAGTACCTCGTGTACAAGGAGACGCCGAACAGTCCGTTGAAGATAGACGCCTGCATCGCAGGCGTCCTCGCATATACGGCGCGTACCCGTTATCTGGAACAGGCCAGTTCCCGTGCGCCGAGGGTGCGCACCCACGTTACCCGAGTGACTTATTAGAAGGACGGTGAGATATGGCCGTGCAGTTGGAGTCGTTGGTTCCCGATGATGTCGAACCGGGAGGCGACGGCGTGGTGCTTACCCGGTTGGCGAACCGGCTGGTGAACCGTATCCCCATGCTGTGCCGGTTGAAAACGTTCTACGACGGCAAGGAGACCGTACCCACGAAGGCGGTCCCCCGCAACATGGATGTGACCAGTTCGGACATCTACCGCAGGTTCGTGGACATCTGCCCGATGAACTTGGCGAGCACGATAGCGAACGCGGTCATCACCTCGGAGAAGCCCACCGGCTTCCGTCTGGTGTCGGACAAGGCGATACGTTCCACCGCCGCAGACGACATGTGGCAGAAGTCGGGCATGAACCTGAAATCGTTGAACATGCTGCGTGACGCATCGATTTACGGTGCCGCCTATGCGCAGGCGTGGTCAACGCCTAACCCGGCCTACATTTCGAGGCTCAGCCCTTGGGATACCGTCGTTTCCGACGATAAGAGCGCGGCCATCGTCTACTCGTATGACGCGGATGAAGGCACCGAGAACATCGCCTTGTACCGTCTGGTCCGTGACGATAAGGGCAATGTGACCGACGTGTATGGTCGTGTCGCCAGACGTGAGGTGGAGTCGCGGACGCTGCCGACCGACAGTCCCGACTATGAGGATGCCGTGTATGAGCTGGCGAACGATGATTCCAAGAAGAAACCGTCGTTGCCCGCCTTGTTCGAATGGGTGGGCGCGGCCAGTTCCGATGGTCTTGATTTCGCCCGTGACTGCGGTTGCCTGCCCATCGTCCAGTTGAAGACCGCGACCGGTCGAGGCCAGTTCGAGCCTCATCTTCCGACGTTGAGCGCCATCGACCAGCAGCGTTTCCAACGTTTCTGCATTCAGGAGATGCAGGCGTTCAAACAGCGTTGGGTGTCCGGCGACCTTCCCGAGTATTACACGAAGCAGGACCCGGCCGTGAAGGCCAACCGTGCGCGTGCCGGCGAAAAGATCGACTACTCGTCCTTGTTCGAGCTTGGCCCCGCCGCCTTGTGGCTGATGCCGAAGGACGCGAAGATGGGCGAAAGCTCCGTGACGGACATCACGCCGATTGTCTCCGCCGCGAACACGGACATCAAACAGTTGGCCGGCGCGTCCGGCACCCCGTTGTCGATTCTCAGCCCTGACGTTTCCGGCAGCGCGGAGGGAGCGAAGCTCACCACCCGCATGTTGAGGCTCAAGGTACAGGACATGAACGAGCGTGCCAATGATGCGTTCGTGCTGCTGCTTCGCATGGCGTTGGTCGCAAGCGGCCAGCAGTCCGCCGCCGATGAACGTTTCGAGACGATGTGGCAGCCGGTCGAAACTCCCACCGATTTGGAGCAGGCGCAAGCCGCCAACTATGTGAAGGGACTGCTGCCGGTCAAAACCATCATGCGACGGTTCCTGAACATGAGCGAGATGGATATAGCCGAAGCCATGCAGGACTTGCAGGACACGGCTTTCGCCACCGCCCTGAGTCAGGAGAACACTCTGGTCGAAGGCAAGACCTCACAGCAGTCGGCTCCCACCTTGCAGGACACGTTGGATTCGACATCGACCATCCCTGACCTGAACGACGTTCTGGGCGACGAGACGTTGGACTCCACCAATGAGGTGACGTGATGGCCGACATGACACAGGCGCTGACCGTCATGGAACGGCAGCGTCAGGCGCTGGTCGACGCCTACGTGCAGCGTGCGTGGAACATGTGGAAGTCGCTCGACCCCGCCGACTGGTGGAACGACGCGATAACACAGGGCGTGTCCGCGTGGATAACACAGAATCAGATCGCGTTCATCAAAGCCATGCGTCATCTGGGCGTCTCCTATGCGGACGTGATGCTCGGCATGGTGAACATGCCTTCGGATGGTCAGATTCCCGAATACATCGTCACAAGGGACAACACCGACCCTTGGGCGGTGAGCGTGCGTCCTGCCGACGCCTATCGGAGCATGGCCGTAAGGGACCCGTCGATACGCCCGCTGGCATGGGACAATCTGGACGATTACGTGCAGAAGGCCGTCGATGATTGGCTTGACGCCGCCGTGAAACGGTTGACGGACAATGCGAACACCGATGGTCAGATAGCCATGAACAGTGCGGCCACGCAACGATTCCACGGTTCCGGCGTCAGAAAATACCGTAGGGTCATACACCCCGAGCTTTCCAAGACCGGCACGTGCGGCCTGTGCGCCGTCGCGGCCACGAACGTGTTTTCCACGGCCGACCTTCTGCCCATGCACAACAACTGCAAATGCACCGTCGCCCCGATCACCGCGAACAATGACCCCGGTCTGAAACTCAACCGGGAGGATTTGGACGCCATCTACAGGAAGGCTGGCAGCACGTCAGCCGCCGACCTGAAAAGCGTGCGCGTCATCATGGAATCGCATAGCGAGATCGGGCCGATTCTCACGCAGTCCCAGTGGCGGCGTGAATACGATGACGGCACTCCCGCGCCGGAATGGCATATCCCCGACCTGAAGATGACGCGCACCGCGTTGCAGCGCATGTATGCGAGGGCTATGGAGTTTCAACAGCATTATCAGAAAGTGCTGGATACGGGCGAGGAAGACGATTTTCCATTCGAGGGTCGAAAGTACAGCTTCCGGCCTTCGGTGCATTTAAGACAAGCCATGTCCTATCAGAGGGCATGGCTCCAATACCTGCGGTCGACCCTCGGTTTGGCCGCGTGAATGAAAGGGGCGGGCGGATGCCTACCAAGGAAGAACAGAACACTGCCGAAACCGAAACGGTTCAGCAGTCTCAGCCTGAAACGGGCGCGGCAGAAACGACCGCCGACATTCAGGAAAACAATGAAAACGTCAAGCCGGAGGAAAACCCCGGTGACAACGAGCTCGCCAAGTGGAAGGCGATGAGCCGTAAGAACGAGAAGCAGGCAGAAGCGAACCTCAAGCAGGTGCAGCAGGTTCAGGCCGAGCTTGCCCAGGTGCGTGCCGACAACGCGCGTCTGATTGCGAAGAGCACGTATCCGCAGGTCACTGACAAGGTGTTTGAAGCCCTGTACAAGGGTGATGGCACGCCGGAGGATATCGCGGACTTCGCCAAGTCCTATGCGGAGCTCAACCCCATCCAACCCGGTTCGCCGTTGGGTGTTCAGCCGAACGGCCGCGTTCAGGTGCCGGAAGCCGAGGCTCTTCGCAACGTGGGCCGAAAGGCCGAGAACCCCGAGGGCGAGTTCAATCCGAAACCAAAGCGCGGCGACGCCTACAAGCGTGCGATGGACCGTCAGAACGCCCGCCGCCGCAACCATAACAAGCAAACCAAATGAAAGGAGCCATACTCATGGCGCTTCCTATTGAAATGGTGCATGGCACCGGCCTGACCACCGTTGAGGAAAACAATGAGTGGCGTTTCGGCGAGCAGACGGGCGGCGTGGTCTCCGTGACCATCGTCCCCGAACTGTTCAACGTCGATGACGAGACTCTGCGCAACAAGTACCTGACCGGGGTCAGCCCGACAGCCACGACCATCTACATCCGTTCCGGTATTCCGCTCGCCAAGATCACGAGCGGCACCAACAAGGGCGCTTACGGCCCGTATGACCCGAAGGCTACCGATGGCCGTCAGACCGCCATCGCCGGCCTGTTGGAGTCCGCCGTCGCCGTGAACGTCACCTATTCCGGCTGGCAGGTCGATGACACCTATGTGGGCCTTCGCTACCGTGGCGACATTATCAAGAGCAAGCTGCCGGTCGTTCCCGCCGACGAGGCCAAGTGGGGCGGCTGCTTCTACGATGTCGAGGATGATGCTGTCACCGCATTGTCCGGTTCGGCTGGCGCTGCCGGTTCCGCTGGTGTGGGCGTGAAGTCCATCACCTTGACCAAGAACACCTCTGGTGCCATCACCGGTGGCACTTGGGTCGGCACCGACAACAAGTCGAACACCATCACCATCGCCTGACACCCCGTCTAAACCGATTCTTTGAAACCCGCCCCTCGTGGCGGGTTTTCTCATATCTGAAAGGAAATATCCAATGGCGTTGGACAAGGAAATCTTCCCGCCGAGCGAAGCCACCGAGGTTGCGCAGGCGGGCTTCGATTACGTGAACGGCATTCTCCCGTTCTCCACCATGTTCCCCATCCAGTCCAATGACGGCGAATGGACCGTCTCTTGGACGCCGAATCTGCCGACGCTCTCCACGAACGCCATGCAGCGTCGTGCGCTGGACGCCGAGATCGGCCACACTTCGATGGTCGAACAGTCCGCCGAACAGCATACGGGCCTTCTGCCCCTGTCCGGCATGGACCACATCACCGAACGTGATATGGCCAAGCACGCGAACGACAAGCAGTTCATCCACGACAAGGCCGAAGCCAAGACCACGCATCTGGGCCAGTCCGCCGGCGTGACCCTTGAACTTGAGTCCATCTCCGCGATGATGGATGGCAAGATCACCATCAACGAGAACGGTGCGAACGTTGTCTACTCGTTCGGCCGTCCGGCCAAGCAGCATAATCAGACTCCGACCACTCTCTGGTCCCAGGCTACTTCCGACCCGATTGCCGACGTTCAGGGTTGGATTGAGGTCATGCGCAAGAACAAGGGCCGTACACCGCACGCCGCGTTCACCACGTCGAAGGTCATCGACGCATTGCGCGTCAACGAACAGTTCCGTCAGGAAGTGTCCGGCATGGACTTGGCTCATTCCAAGCCGAAACTGTCCCGCGACGAGGTGCTGGGCGTTCTCGCCAGCCAGCTTCAGCTGAACGACGTGCGTATGCTCGACCTCGAATACGAGAACCTTGAACTGGACGGCGGCTTCAAGATGGACGTGGACACCACCACGCTCATCCCCGATGCCACGTTCGTCATGCTTCCCTCGTTCAACGACCCGACCCTTGGCTTCACCGCTTCCGGCCCGACCGCCGAAGCCCAAAACTCCGAGTATGAGATCAGCAAGAGCGTCAACGACGGTCTTGTCGCCGCCATGCTCTCCCATCAGGCTCCGGCCAACTACGATATCTGGGTCAACGGCTCCGCGCTGCCCGTATTGCAGGATGCCGTCAGCACGTTCAAGGCCAACGTCCTGTAGGAGCCGTCATGGCAAGCGTTGACGGCATCGACTGGATGAAACACATGCAGGTCAGTCTGCTTGACCAGCCCGGGCTAGCCGACGCCTATCCGAACGAATGGGTGAAGTCACGTTGCCGTATCGCCGCCGAAATGGCGTTGACCGAATCCGGCGACGCGGAACCCCGTCTCAATTCGGGCGACCTGAGCGAGGACACGTTCGCCTACGTGGTCTGCTCGATGGTGATTCGCGTCATGCGATGGCACCGGTTCAAATCCGAGTCGAACGGCAACTATTCGTATGAGGAGCATGACCCCCAGCCTAATCCGCCCGCCTATGATGCCAGTCCCAACCTGTATGTGAGCAAACGCGAAAAGCAGTTGCTTGACGGTTACGCGGAGGGACACGGCCCCGTAGGCACCATTGGTGTCGGGTTGAGCCGAATCTACGGATTGTGAGGCCCTATGGCCGATGAAACATTGGACTTGGGACACCTTTACGACGGTGTTGATTTGGATGAACTCGGCGGCGGGCACCTGTACGACGATACCGAGTTGGAGCCTCGTATCACGGATGACCTTCTGCACCGCGACATGATCGTGGTGCAGCCGATGAAACCGGTCGAAACCGTCTACGGTTCCGGCACGGTGCCGGATGGGGACGCCTCCTACTGTTACTGCTCGTTCGAGCCTCGAATCAATAAGAACAGCACGTTTTCCAAGAACTGGGCGCAGGACACCACGCCGCAAACGACCGGTGGCCTGCGTGAGGATGCGTTGGCGATCGTTCTCGCGCCGGAATGGCATGGGGACATCAACACGCAGTTCTGGCTCGATAACGCCTGTTACGAGGTTGACGGCCCGCCTATGGAGATGCGTCACGCCTCGGATGCCGCCCACCATTGGAACATCACCGCGAGATGCATCGGCCATGCGACCGAGGACAACGGGTTGAAACCGCCTGTCCCGCCCGAGGGGAGCCGCACATGGGGTACGTGAAGCTGAAGCCCGCAAGGGTGCTGAACCGTGACATGGCGATACTGTTCGGAGCCGAAGCGACCCGTCCCGTGGCGGAGAAGGTCGAAGCGAAAGCCAAGGCGCTGGCCGACATGAAGGCGAAGCATTCGTCCGTCGCCGACCGCATCGACATCAGCACTCACGCTCACGGCACGCATACCGCCGTGATCATGAGCGTCAAGGGCCGTGACGGTTCCGAGATCGCCTCTCACTTGGAGTTCGGCTACTTCAATCGGTGGCTGGAACACAAGTACGGCATCAAAAGCCCGCTGGCTTGGATGCCGGGATTGTTCATCATGTCGGAGGCGAAATATGTCTGACCCCACGATATTCGACCTTTCCGTAAGGGAACAGTTGGATGCGGTCGCCATGACACGCGCCTACCTGGACGCCGTCGAATGGAAGAACCGTGATTTCAGGCCGGTCATCCAACCGGAGGTCACGCCCGCCACGGATTCGCTCCTGTTGTCCCATGACGTGATTCTCTACCATTGCGGTGCTCCTGAGCAGCCCGACTGGAATCTGAAGGCTTGGATATGGCAGTACACGCTGTCTTTGACGGTGTTGGGCCGTGACCCGGAACGGGTGGCCCGCATCTGCGGATGGCTGCACCGTTGCATATCCGCATGGCCCTACCGGCCCGGCACCGACTATGGGAAGATCGGGCGGATAGTGGACAATCCCGGTTTCGAGTCCCGGTCTTCCGGCGACATGACCAGTTCCAAAAGCATCGTCGCGTGGACTTCCACGAAACGCATACAGGCCGCGTCCCCACGCGGCTGACCTTATCTGAAAAACCATCAATCACACAATCAGACCCCGCACGCCTACACGGCTGCGGGGTTTTCCATATTTGAAAGGAAAACGATATGGCTGACGAAATCGGCATCCACGACGACGGCGTGTTGACCGCCGTCCGAGGAACGATCTTCATGGCGAAGGCCGAGACCATCATTACCTCCGCACTGCTCAAGCAGTTCACCGTCGAGGCGGCGACCGTGGGCGTGGGCGACGGCATGTGGACGAACCTCGGCCACATGTCGAACGACAACCTGCCCGAGTTCGCGTTGGACGGCGGCGACGCCACCACGTTGAGCACTTGGCTCAAGGCGGCGTTCCGCACCCAGTACGCCCAGACCACCGGCACTGTGACGTTCAATTCGGTGCAGGGCGACAAGGGCACGTTCAAGACCTTCTACAACGCGGTCGATATGACCGGCGCCGGCGTGGCCTTCTCCTTGGAGAAGACCCCCATCAACAAGTCCCTGTTCATCCTGTGGTCCGACACGAACACGACCGGCCGTGCCGGCCTGCTGCTGCCGAACTCGGACATCGCGTTCTCCAGTCTGCCTGCTCTTTCCACGGATTCGTTCGTGGAGTTCTCCGCTCAGGCGAACATCAAGACATCCAGCACGCTTCCGCATGACAAGAACGGCAAGTTCACGTCCGTCGCCTACTTCGCGCCGTCCGACTTCACGGTCTGACCCGTCTCTTCCTTGCCGCGTCTCCTATCCGCGCGGCAAGGAACCCCCTCTTTCCACGGATAGGGCTTTTCAGAATCATTCTTTTCCACGGATAGGAGCCGATGATGGCAGAGAACACTAAGAACACGACCGACAACGCGAAGATGCCGGAGACATGGGACGAGCTCAAGGAGCAGCCGCTGTTCGCGGGACTGCCCGACATGGCGAAGCCGCAGGAGCTGAACGTGGCCCAGTCCGCCGAGTTCTCGGTGACATGGCAGCGCATCTCCGAACGCAACGGGAAACTGGGCGACATGGGCTTATTCGGCGACGATGAGGCCGACAAGCCGAAGAAGAAGCCGAAGTACGACGAGTCCGAAGCCGTCATCCTCATGGCCGAGATCGTGCAGTACGCGGACATGTTCTACCGCGAAATCGCGGCCGACGAGAAGCAGTGGGACGAGTTCACCCGTGGCCGCACCTTGGAGAACCTGTACGTGCTGCTGGTGTCCCTGACCACGTTCTATTCGGTGGCACTGGGAAAATCAAGCGCCTCCAAGACGCGCTTGGAGAATGCAGAGTAGCGGTCTCGGCCGACTTCCAACGCTTCTACAACATCAACCTCCCCGCCAGTATGGGCCGCATGGAGCCGTCATGGCTGTGCGACCTGCTGGACGGTTTGGAGGGCGTTGACGGGAGCCTGTACCGCGCGTGGATGGCCGAACACCATCCGCTCCCACGGGAAGACGCGAAAAGCATGCCGCGTCTTTCCTACCTCACCTACGGGCAGTCGCAGATGCTGATGCTCAGCATGACGAACCAGCTTGAGATGATTCGCGTGATGATCGCCCGCATGATGGGCGACAAGAAGTCGAAGCCGCAGCCCGTCTATCCGCCCGGCACCGTGGTCAAGCCCGATTCGGTCGGGCCGAAATCGTTCTCCACGGCGGGCAAGTCGTTCGCCCAGATCACGGGCATGTTGGGTGCCGTGTTCGGCGGCAACAGTTTCTAGCAGAAAACCCCTCGCATTCCACGAGGGGTTTTCGTTTATCCTCCCGGAGGTTTTCTCATGGCCTTGTATTCCGCTGGCGCGGTCGGCGTCGATATTCGCCCGGACACCGATAATTTCTGGAAGATTCTCAACGCGGAACTGCATTCTCGCCACCCCGAGGTCACCGTTGATGTGAACACGAAGGGCGTCGCCAAGGCCCAATCCCAGTTGGGCCGGCTGGACGGGCGGACCCTCACCAACGTGGTGAAGATCGAGGGCGACCCGACCGGCTTGCGCGCCATCGACAAGGCGATTCGGGCGCAACGCGACCAGTGGGAGAAGAAACCGGTCACCAGCAGGTTCGACTTGGACGATACGTCGTTCAATGAGAAGATTCACCGGCTTTCCAACCAGATCAAGCGGACCGCCGGCCAGACGGAGGCGTTCGTCAAGAAGTCGCAGAAATCCGTGGCCGACAGTCTTCAGGACAGTCTCTCCCGCATGCGTTCGGCACGCGCCCTCTACGACAAGGAGGCCACGGCCGCATCCCGCAGGCAGACCATGCTCATCAAGGACGAGCACGCCGCCTACGACATGTACGCGGAGGCCATCGAGAACGGGCGCAAACGTCAGGAGCAGTTGACCCGCAGCCAAGCCGATGTCAGTAAGACCCTTGACTGGTCCATCAAGAAGATGAAGGAGCTGCGCGAGGCCGGGAACATCGACACCGCGAACTGGTACAAGAACAGTCGCATCCCCGAGCTGCGCGAACAGCTCAAGGGCCTGAAAGCCGACCTGAAGGCGGTAGGCAAGGAGATAGCGGAGAACAAGAAGGCGCAGGACAAGCTCTTCTCCGCTGATTTCGACAACAAGGTAGCGGCCCAGCAGCGTCTTATCGACTCCAACACCAAGAAGTGGGAGAAGGCGACCGACGCCATCTCCAAGTATTCGGACGCCGAGCTCATGCGCAAGGCGCGGCTCAATGACTTCAACCGTGAGAACGACCGGCTGTTCTCCGGCCTGAACAAGATTCTCGACCTTGAGGAGAAGTCCGAGAAGCTGAACCGCAGGCAGCTCCAGCAGCTGTCGAAGCTCACGGCCGGCCAGAAGGCGTTGGCCGAGGTGTTCGAAGACACGGGAACCAGCGTCAAACGCCTCAACGCGGTACAGAACGATTCGCGCCGCACGATGGACAAGCAGCGCAAGACCGCCCGCGAACTGACCAGCCTGTTCGACGAGCAGGAGACCCAGATCAACGCGCTTTCCGCCGCGTTCCAGAAGTTCAAGCCCATGGGCATCGACAAGAACCTCGGCAAGGAGCTCAACAATACCTTCGACCAGCTGAAGAAGCTGCGCGACTTCGCATCCCGCAAGCCGATCACCGCCAAAGCCACATTGGATAAGACCCAATGGGACAAAAAATACGCGGAACTGATGTATGACGCGGAGAAGCTGCGCGCCAAACTCGACCGGGAGCATGAGGTCAACGTCCGCGTCAAGGTGTGGGAGGACAACGCCGACAAGCTCGAAGCCCGGTTGGAGAAGCTGCGTCATACGCGCCTCGACATTCCCGTGGACTGGCAGGTCGATCAGGAACGAATCATCGCGTCGATGCGTGAGACCGCCGCCAAGATCAAAGCCAATCCCGAACGTCGTTGGGAGCTTGAAGCCGACCTCGACCTGCAAATGCATCGCGCCGAGGAGAAGCTGAAGAAATTCGAGGACAAGAACGACGAGCTGAAGATGGATTTGGACTTGGAGACCGCGGTGGCCCGAGCCCATCTCGCCTACTTCACCCGCCCCCGCACCATCGACATCTTCGCTAATTTCAAGGGCACAGACCTTGGCAAGATTTTCTCCGGCATGACCAGTGGTGCGACCGGTTTGAAGGGCGTGCAGAACCAGTTCGACAGTCTTGTGAACCTGTTCGACAAGCTCGACAAGGTGGTTCCCAAGTGGTCGATTCTCGGTGCCGGCGTCACCGCGTTGGGTGCCGGACTCCTGAACCTGGGACGCACTGCGGGCGGTGTCGGCGTCAGCCTCGTGTCCATGAGCAAGGCCGCGTTGGCCGCTCCCGCCGCGTTGGCTGGTCTGGCGTCCGCAGGCTACGTGGGCTACCGGGTGTTCGGTGATTTGAAGGAAAAGTTCGATGTCACCAAGACCTCGCTGGCGAACCTGAACAAGGAGTTGGGCGACAACGCTTGGAACGAGTACGGGGATAACCTGTACCGTCTCGCCAACGACGTGGCCCCCTCACTGTCCAAGGGTTTGAACGGTATCGCCGTCGAGGAAGGCAAGGTGCTCAACGGGCTTATCGACGTGGTGCGCCAGTCCAACGAGGCCGACCAACTACCGCGTATCTTCGAGAACACGCGCCTCGCGGTGTCCGAACTGAACCCGGGCTTGCAGTCACTGGCCCGCGCGTTCCTCGGCTTGGGCGACCAGTCCAGCCAGTATCTGCCCCGCATGGCCTCCTACATTTCCGACGTGGCCGAGAAGTGGGCGAACTGGGTGGATACCGCCGAACGTACCGGTCAAGTCTCTAAGGCGATGGAAAAGGCCATCGAACAGGGCGGCTATCTGAAATCGTCCGTGTTCGACCTGATAGGCGTGTTTGAGGGCACGTTGGGTACTCTGGCGAAGACCGAGAACGGTATCCAAGGTTTTTCCGAGGCTTTGGAGAAAGCCAACAAGGCCGTTCACACCATCAAGTTCCAAGAGACTTTGGAGGCTTGGAGCGCCGGCGCGCAGGACGCTCAGGACAAGATGCGCAACGCCTTCAAGGATATTGGCGACGCCGCGTACTCGTTGAAGGACACCACTCGCGCGGTGTTCGGTGACGCGGGCCAGATCGTAGGCGAGGGCATCACTGGGTTGAGTCGCGTGTTGCAGCAGTCCGGTGGTGGAATCCGCGATTTCAGTTCCGGTGTCCGCGACGGGTTCAGCCAGGTGTTTGACGCGGTGGGTGACGCGGGCCCCATGTTCTCCGATTTGGCGAGCATGGTGGGCCAGTTGTCGCGCACGTTCGGCGGCACGTTCGCGTCCGCTTTGCGTACCGTGAGCCCGCTTATCAGCACCATCGCCAAGGGTGCCACCGGCGTGGCCCAAGCGTTCGACTCGTTGCCGGGGCCGGTGAAAAGCATCATCACATTGTGGGCCACGTTCGGTCGTGCGGGCAAGACGGCGTTCGAGTCGTTGAAGACCGGCATGTTGCAGAACATCCAGTCCACGATGCGATACCAGAAGATGCTCAGCGAACTGGGTTTGAGCGCCGAACAGGCGTCCGTGAAAATGGGCACCCTGATTAAGGCGATGAACCAGTTGCGTTCCGGCAATTATGCGGGTATTCTGTCCGGTGCCATCAGCGAGGTCAATTCCCTCGGCATGGCGGCGGAAGCTAACTCGAAGAAGCTGCTCCTTCCGGGGAACGCTGCCAAGGAGACTTCCAAGGACATGGGCGGCTTGGTCGGTGCGAACGGTCAGGCCATCGCCTCCATCCGTTCGGCCGGGGAGCAGGCCGAACAGCAGTCCGGCAGGTTCGGTTCGTTGAAGACCGGCGTGAAGAACCTGTGGGATGCGTTCGGCGGCTGGACGACGGTTGCCGGTCTGGGAATCAGCGCGGGCATCGCCGTCATCGGCAATGCGATATCCGACTACACGACGAAGGCGGAAGCATCCAAGCAGGCGATGGACAAGGTCATCGACGGCATGAAGGGCATCAAGTCCAACGCCAAGGAGACGGCGGACGCGTTCAACGATTTCAAGTCGGAGACCACGAAACAGTGGGATGACCCGTCGCTCCTGTTCGGCAAGGACGGTGGCGGCGCGGTCACTGAATGGCTCGTCAAGGTCAGCGGCGGCTACACGTCCGCAGCCGACGCGGCCAAACGTCTGGGCATCAATACCAGTACGCTGACCGATGCGGTCAGCGGCAACGAGGCCGGCTACAAGAAGCTCGTCAAACAGTTGGAGGCGCAAAGCAAGGAGACATACAAGGCCAGCGACCAGTACGGCATGATGGTCGAGAAGCAGACCGATGCCGCCATCGCCGCCGACACGCTGTTGCAGGCGTTGAAGAAGCAGCACAAGGAAGGCTTGGAGAAATCCGTCAAGGAGCAGATGAAATATCTGCGTTCCCTCGAACAGATCTCCGATTCCTCCTCCGCGCTGTCCGACAAGCTCAGCTCGCTCGCCACGACGGTCAAGGCGAACGGTCAGGCGTTCAAGGAAAACGGCGAACTGGCTGACGCCAACAACGCCGCCTATGTGCGCACCGACAAGGCGATGAAGGATGTGGCCGCTACCGCGTTGCTGTCCGCCCATCAGCTTCTCTCCTATGGTGAGAAGAACGGTCAGGTGGAGGAGTACACGCAGAAGGCCGCAAACTCCATTTATGAGGCGCGTGAGGCCATCGTGCAGCAGGCTCAGGCCGCTGGCATGAGTGAGGAAGCTGCTGAAAGGTACGCTGATTCGCTTGGTCTGATTCCCTCTGATGTGGGTACCACGATCACCGCTCATTCGGAAATCGCCCAAGATGCGGTGGATAAGCTCGTGCAGGGCATATCCGGTCTGACCGATGGTGAGAAAGAGATCGTTATCCGGCTACGTGAAGCTGGAGTGGTCACCACGTTGGACGGTGTTCTCAGTCTTGTTGAGCAGCTGATGAAAGGCGACTTGTCCGAGAGGGACCTCACATTGCTGTTGAACGCGAATGGCAATGCTCGCTGGGAGACAGGCGAGGTCAAGGAGAATCTTCTTGCTCTCGGCATGTCCAAGAAAGCCTACAAGTGGCTGTTCTCAGGTGAGGGCAACGCTGAGGAGCGCATGCAGAAGGTCAGGGACGAGCTCGGCTATCTGAACCTGACCGACGAGCAGATACAGTGGATTCTCGACTGTATCGACCACGCTTCCGGCAAGATAAAGGACGTGGAGAAGAATAAGGTTCCCGCCGCCAAGGGCGTCAGCTTCAACATCGACGCCAACGATGATGACGCTCAGGTCAAGCTCGCGGGATATAAGACTCTCGACGGCCAGCCTATCGCACGCGCGAAAGCGTATGTGGATGGCGACAATACGGACGCCGACGAGAAGTTCCAAGAGGTCAGATTTTATGACGGGTTGACCATCGCCCGCCCGTGGGGTCGTGTTCTTGGCGAGAACAACGGAGCACGTAAGGCGTTCCAAGAGACCGCCTTCTATAACGGGTTGACGATCTCGAAGCCTTGGGGTCGTGTTCTCGGTGAGAACGAAGGAGCACGTAAGGCGTTCCGTGATGTCGCATTCTATAACGACAGGACTCTTGCCTCGGCTTGGGGTCGTGTGGTTGGCGATGACTCCAATGTCAGCAGTGTTTTTCGTTATTGGCGTGATCAGAGCGGCAGTGTCATTTCCACCAATTACGTGGATGTGGTGACACGTCATAGGGACGGCGGCACTCTCCATGCCGCTACCGGTGGCCGTATCCGTGGCGCTGGTACTTCCACTTCTGATTCGATTCCGGCGATGCTGTCCAATGGTGAGATGGTGCTTCGTGCCGCAGCCGTCAAGAAGATTGACGCCTTGTATGGCAGGAGTTTCCTGAACACGTTGAACGCGGTCGGCAGTGTGGAGAAAGCCATGCAACCGTCCGCGTTCGCGTTGAACGCTCGCAGGAAGTCTCAGGCGTATGCGACCGGTGGCCGCGTATCCACGGCGAACGGCTCGTGGAACATCGAGGTCAACCCGGTGATAAAGGTCGAACTTCCCGCGAATACGGGGAACACGACGAACAACACGGTGACTATCAACGGCGTGGAGTCCTCCGACCGGAGGATAGCCGACGCGGTGGAAACCCTTGTCGCTTCCGCCACCCGGAAACGCAACATGCGTCCGCGCTGACCGTCAGAGAACCGTTGCAAGCCAGTTTGTTTCAGCTTGCAACGGTTTCCTCCTGTTTCCTAACATCGTCAAGAAAGGTTTGTCATGGTTGAAGGTGCCGGCAATATCATCGGCGGCGGCTGGCGTTGCTGCGTACAAGCCGATATCGTCTCGCAGAACGCGACACAGGCCGTCATAGGCGTGCACATCATCTACCGTCGCACCGACCCGTCGCGCTGGGTGGCGTCCGATGCCGTGTCCGGTGGCGCTTGGGTCAATGGCGTGAGCACGAGCACGAACACGGTGAACTTCGGCTACCGGTCCTTCAACGGCGACGTGGATTTACACACCCAGCAAGTGACCGTCACGAAGCAGGAGTCCGCGCAGACGTTCTCCTGCCGCGCGTTCCTGAACATCCCATATGGTTTGCCGGGACGGTCGGAAGCGCATGTGAACCTCACGGTTCCCGGCATCACGTATGCGAAACCGAACCCGCCGAAGAACGTATCATGGACGCGGGTCAATGATTCAAGCGTGAAGGCCGCATGGCAGTCGAACTATGATAATGCGGCGCGAAAATATTGGAAGCAGATCTACGCAGACCAGTGCGTCGGCTTGAACGGCGGCACACAAGGCGCGTGGGGTCTGGTCAAGGCGTTGAACTGGGACGCCTTGAACTATTCGTACACGGGGTTGAAGGCGAACGCCCGATACCAGTTCCGTGTCGCGGCCCAGAACCCTGGCGGAGTGTCCGACCATGTGTACTCGGGCTACATCTACACGACGCCGGCCGCCCCCGTGGCGGTGAACGCGGTGAAACTGTCCGAACAGTCCGTGCGCGTGACCGTGGATGCGTCGAAATCGTATGTGCATGGCATCAGACTGCGGCGCAGGGTGAACGGCGGCGAATGGGCCGACATAACCGGAGGCACCCCCGGTGCGACGGCCGAAGGCTGGCTTCCCGACATAAACGGAATCCAGAACGTCACGTGGACCGACACCGCAGCTCCTGCGGGCCAAGTCCAGTACGCGGCGTTAGTGGGAAGACCTGTCTACGGCGATGACAACTCCAAGACCACGCTCTTCTCCGACTGGACGTACAGCAACACTATCCAGACGGCCGTGGCCCCTTCCGCGCCGACGATTCTGAACCCGACGCAGAACGGCGCGTATGTTGTCAATCAGCCGATGACGGTCGCTTGGAAACCGAATCATCCTGACGGTTCCGCCCAATCCGCCGCGCAGGTGGAGGTCACCGACCCCTCGGACGTTACGGTCATCGAAGAGCAGACCACGAACACCAGTTATCAGCGCACGCCCAAAAGCTGCGGCTCGTATAGGATTCGCGTGCGCACCAAGGGCATCCACGCCGACTGGGGCGCATGGTCGAACTACGTGACCTTCACGGTCGCGAAATATCCGAACATCAGCATCAACAAGCCTTCCGGCACCATTACGGCGACACCGTTCACCGTGGCGTGGACCGTGGCGGACGATACGGGCGTCAGCTCGCAGACGCTCATCATCCAGTCGGACGGCGTGGAGAAATACCGGAAGACGATGGACGGTTCCACGCGAAGCCTGAGCATCGGCGCAAGCCAGTATCTGCCGAACAACAATTCGACGTTGACCATCACGCTCGTGGTGCGCGGCGGTTCCGGCTTGGAATCCAGCACGAGCGTCGTGAGGGACGTGGACTGGCCGGACCCGGCCGAGCCGATGGCCGCGATAGAGTCGAACAATGATTACGCGGCGTTGGTCATCGTGTCGTTCGGCGTGCCGGAGGAAGGCCAGTCGGAGACGGTCAGCGCATCCGTCATCCGTGTCATGCCTGACGGTTCGGAGGTGCTTATCGCCTCGAACCTGTTGGACCAGCAGTTGGCCGTGGACCCCATTCCCCCGTTGAACACCGACTTCCATTACAGGGTGGTCGCGTATTCGGCTATGGGCACGACCATCGCACGCATGGTGGACGCGCGCATCGAATCCGGGTTCGGAGTGTTGAACTTCGGCACGGATGCGGGTCAGACGTTATTGCTCGGCTATAACAACACGGTGTCTCATAAGCGTTCCCATTCGACCAGCGAGTTTCATTTCGCGCGGGGCGACGGGGCGAATGCTCTGCCTTCCAGCTACGAATTGGACCAGTTGGATTCCACGGTGAGCGTCACCGGCGTATGGGAGTGGGACCAAGCGTTGTGGCTGCGGATACTCTCGTTGGCTGACGGATACCCTTACGCATGGTATCGGGAGCCTTCCGGCCTGCGTGTCTACGTGAAGGCGGAACAGTCCGTGAGCGTTGACATCGCGGACAAGAAGAACATCAGCTATTCCGCCGACCTGACCCAATTGACATGGGAGGAGCCCGTCCTATGAGTGATTGGAGCAAGCCTTTCAAGGTCGCCTACCGTGTGATGCGAGTCAACAGGAACACGGGTTTGGAGACCGGACGGTTGGATTGGGTGATATCCGGGGGCAGCATCGAACGCAACCAGGACACCAATATCTGCGAATCCGGTTCCCTGACCGTGGAGGGGGCGACCGACCTGGGCACCGACCGGCTACGGATATGGGCCGACTGCACGTGGCATGACGGTTCCACGGCAAGTGTGCCGTTGGGCACGTTCCTTCCCAACATCCCCAAGCGCAGCGTGAACGGCAAGGAATCTTCCAGCCAACTGGATTTGTACGGGCTGCTGCAAGAAGTCGATGACGACATGTTCGAGTCGCCGATAACGATAGGCAAGGGCAAGAAGGCCGTGACCGCCGCCGCCGACATCCTCAAGGGATGCGGGCTTCAGGTCGCGGCCTACAATCCCGGCAATTACACGCTGAAGGATAATTGGACGTTCGGTTTGAGGTCCGATAAGGACAAGGACAAGGGCAGCACCAAGCTTGACGCGGTGAACGATCTCTTGGATTTGGCCGGATACTCCAGTGCGAGAACCGACGAGTACGGGCGCGTCATATTGGAGAAGTATGTGGAGCCGGGCAAACGCCAGCCGAAATGGACGTTTCAGGAGGGTGCGAACGCCACGTTCCTCACCACCATGACCGACGAACGCGACCTGCGTGAGGTGGCGAACGTGGTGAAGGTCACCTACTACAACACGGACAAGGAATACGTTTCGACCGCGATTGACGATGACCCGGCTTCGGAGTTCAGCACTGTCAGCCGTGGCCGCAGGGTGGCTCACGCCTACGAGTATTCCAGCATCCCCGACGAGGTGACTACCGACGAGCAAGGCAGGAAACTCGCCTCGGACAAGGCGTTGGAACTGCTACGCACCGAACAATCCGTGATTCACAGGGTCACGTTCACGCACGTGTACGCTCCTTTGAATCTGACCGACGTGGTGGACTTGGAGTATCCGACCGGCTCGGTTTCCGGCAGGTTTGCGATACGCGCGCAGAATATCACTTTGGAGGCCGGTATTCCCATCGAATGCGAGGCCCGTACCTTCCAGCGTCCAAGCGAACCAACAACAGTGAAGGCATAAATGCAGTCGAACCTGATAAGGGCCGGCAATCGTCTGGCCGAAATCATGCCCTCCCAAGTGGGGGCGGAAGCCACCATCACGCGCATCGGCACCATCAACACGGTGTACGACACAGGAGGGTATTGGACCGCTGACGTGGATATGAGCGGCGGCACGCTCATGGGATTGCAGATGACCACGGATTGTGTGGGAGCCCGAGCCGGTGACAGGTGCGTGGTGGAAACCTACGCGAAAGTCGCCATCGTCACCGGCATCCTTGCGCGTCCGGGGTGCGGATGCTCCCCCTTGTTTGAGTGGTCGAGCACGTGGAGTGGTACCCCTGGGACTGAGCCTAAGAGTGGTTATCTTGAGAAGACTGCGACTGTTACTTGCGGGGGGCTTATCCTGTGCGAGGTTGCGGCCGCGATCAGCGGTACCGGCGAATACAGTATGGCGTTCGACTTCTTGGACGCGAACGGTGAGCGTAAAGCGTATTGGTGTTCCACGTCGCCGCAGAAGAACGGCGGCACGTTGAGGTGGGTTGCTTCCGGTTCTGTGCGGTTGCCTTACGGCTCGTACACGGTGAAGCTCACGACGTTTCATTGGGGCACGGTTTCCATTGTCGGCAATGATTCGTCTGGTAATAGTCTGCGTTGGCGTGACGCATCGTTAGGGGTTGAAGGTGTTTCGCGTTATGCGCGGTTGCGTATGGCGTGAAGTGGACGTGTCCCGCCTTGCCGTTTGTTGTAAGCATAATACGTAACGCCTGACGATAGTCAGTTGACTTAGCCTCACACCATATCGTGTGGGGCTTTCCCATATTCGAAAGGACACTGAATGTCCCCTTTTCATGACCTGTTTTCAAGCGCCGAGTTTTGGAGCGCGTTGATTCTCGCGCTCCTCGGCGGTGGCGGCATCGGCGGACTGGTCGGCGCGTGGTCGAACAGCAGGAAAACCGAGGCCGATATCGACGGCATCACCGCCGACGCGGCCGACAAGGCCGTGAAGATTCTCACGGAAAGCATCATCGACCCGTTGCGTGAGCAGGTCGCTTTTCAGGAGACCCAAATCCAGCATTTGGAGGAGGTGCAACGCAAGTATTTCAAGATCGTGGCCTATGTGCGTGGCCTGTTCCATTGGCTGCAATCGTTCTGCGAAGTGACGGAACCCGAGTTTTTGAAACGTCATCCCAAGCCATCGCTGCCGGACGAGCTTCGCCCGGACGTGGCCCCCGAAACAATCGAATCCAATAAGGAGGAACAGTAATGACCCAAATCCATATTTCCATTAGGAAGCCGAAGACGGGCGGCTTGGACCCTGTGACCGGTACGCTGCGGTTCCGCCCGGTGCGTCGTCATTTCGACGCGGCGAAGAATCTTATTATCGCGGCCTCGTTCGACGCGGACCTGTCCGAAACGGGTGAGCTGACGGTTGACCTGCTGCCCACGACTAGCGCGTTTGTTTGGCAGGTCATCGAGTTGGCGGACACGCCGCAGGCGTACACGCGCTACGTCGAGGTGCCGAACTCCACCCACGTGGTCGCATACGCGGACCTCGTGGAAGTGGACGCCGGCACGTTCGTCCCGAAGGATATGGCCGGCTCCCAACTGTTGAAGGTTCGCCACGCTTCCACCCAGTCGGAGGCTGAGACGCTTTCCGCCCGATACCCGGATGCGGTGGTGCTCTTCGACGAGACCGCCACGACCATGAAGGCCGCTATGGCCATGAGCACGTTGGAGTCCATCACGGCCGAAGCGCAGACGAACGCCGCGTTGGCTAGGAGCGCCATGCTGAGCGCACAGTCCTCGGCGGATTCCGCGACCGCCACCCAGTCCGATCTGGATGTCCTCGCGTCGAACGCCAGTATGGCGGCGGCTTCCGTCGCCAACGATTCGCAGACCGTGGCCGACACCGCTTCCATGGTCGCGGCGAAGGGCGAGACGGCCATCGCCGCCATCGATTCGACGGTGCGGGCGGTCAAGGACAAGGCCGAGAGCGCTTCCGCCGAACTGCCTTCCACAGGCGCCGGAGGCTCCACGGAGGAGACCGGCAAGGACTCCACCGGGGAAACGCCGACCGGAACCGTGTCGGAGGAGCCCGCAGCCAAGGCCACTGTGAAGGGGGCCTGATCATGCCAGCCTTTTACGCCGGCAAACGTGTCGGCAAACCATTATTGAACGGCCACACGTACAACGCCCTATTCAACGGCAAACTCGTATGGCCGCTGGACAAGGACACGGTGGTCTCCATCGAGATCACGGATGATAAGGGCAAGCCGCTGCCCAAGTCGCTGGCCGTGTCCGGCACTTTGAAACTGGGGGCGAAGGCCACGTATGCGGACGGTCATGTTGGCGACCTGCTGACCACCAATGACGTGACGTTCGCGAGCAGGGACACTTCCACCGCCACGGTTTCGGGCAACACGCTCACGTGGAGGCATGGCGGCACGATTCTCGTCACGGCCACTGTCAACGGTTTCACCAGCGCCGCCGCGTCGATCGCCTCCGCCTACGCGCCCGAGTCCATCAAGGTCACGGACGATTCCGGCAAGACCATCGACAACATCACCCTGCGCGTCGGCGAGAGCAAGAACCTCAAGGTGACGATCCTGCCCGATGCGGCATCGCAGGAGTATACGGCATCCATCAAGGATGTGAGTCTCGCATCAGTCAGACAACAGTAAGGGGCAATATCATGCCAACAACAACAGCGTTTAGGGGGGGGGGCTAGTGTCCGCGCCCTCAAGGAGGGCGACACCTCCATCACCATCACCGCAGGCAGCATCGTAAAGACCATCCCGGTCAGTGTATGGGGAAACAAATGGGTGCTGCCCACCCTGCCCGCCACGCGCAACGGAATCACGTTCACCGCGGCCGGCGACGGCATGGTACACGCGAAGGGCACAGCGACCGACTGGGCGACCATCCTCGTCACCCAGGACCTGCCGGCCGGCGAGTACACGCTCGAACACACGCTCGTCGACGGTGTCGGCCCGTTCTGCGAGCTCAAATCCACGGACGGCAGGATCGACCTGTTTTCGCATGGCACGGTCAAGGCGACGATCCCGGCGGGCGACTACCGGATGCTCGTCAGTGTCTCGCCCGGCAAGACCGTGGACGCAACCATCACCCCAATTCTCAGGAAACTCAACTAAGGCCCCGATATTGGGGCCTTCACCATAAAAGGAGGCCCCAATATGGGCGCACTATCAATAACCGGTATCAAACCGGGGTCCACGAGTCTGAAACTGACCGCCGGCAAGATTACGAAAACCGTGCCGATTACCGTATTGTCGCGTAACCTGCTGTCCTACGGTCCCGCCGAGGGCAACGGTTTGACCGCCACCGTCAACACTGACGGTTCGCTGCACGTCACCGGTGCCGCCGCACGGCAGTGGGCGGGCTTGGTGTGGACGTTCCCATGCCCGGTACAGGGCACCGTGATATTGCGCGACCCCACCTTTATCGCCGGGTTGTCCACCAGCGTCAAATTCCTCGACGCCAAAGGACACCAGCTAGACGGTCAGGTCACCTCGGGCGGCAATGCCGTTGCAATCCCTGCCGGCACCGTCAGCCTGCGCTTCGAAATCCTCTCCAGCGAGGCCACGCCCACCGCGAAGGACGGCGACCTCCGAGTCCAGCTCGAATCCGGCGACACCGCGCACGAGTGGATGCGACCCGACAACACGAGCCTTAGGGGGGGGGGGTGAATTAGCGAACCTGTATCCGCGTGTCACCGGACTGCCTAAAACATTAGGCACCGACCCGGGTGTTATGGTCACGGAACCATCGCCGGGCACGTACCGGTTCAAAGGCTCCACCACACAAAAGGTTGACTCGTGGGATAGCCTGACATGTTCCGTCCATGTGGACGCGGGCACGTACACGCTGGACGCCTCCGACTGGCCGTATGACAGCAGCTCATGGTTGATTGGCATCCAGTCCACTCTCACCCCCGATGACGGCAGCGGACAGACAATCGCGTTCGAACCTCGTAACTATGGGCCGAAAACCTTGAAGGCCGGCACTCTCCAATGCAACATTTTCATCAACACCACGGGCGAGGTCGATAAGACGTTCACTCCCCGCCTGTACAAGATCGACTGATTCTAGCCCCACACCATACCGTGTAGGGCTTTTCCATTGACGGCCCCGAGTGGGCCCCGATAATCCTGACCCACGACCGTGGGCCACAAAACAATATTCACCTCAGAGAAAGGGGAAAAATTGGTTAAAAACAAGGACAAGCCGTGGTGGAAGCGTCTGCTCGCCAAGGGTACCGCGCTGGCAGCCGCCGTGTGCATGATGCTGCTCCCGGCGACCGCGCACGCGGACATGCAGGGCATCGACGTGTCCAACTGGCAGTGCGGCATCGACATCGCCAGCACGCAGGCGGACTTCGTTGTCGTCGGCACCACGTGGGGCACGGGACAGGTGTACAACAACTGTCTCGTGTCCGGCGTCAACACGGACGCCAACCGCATGATCGCCCAAGCACAAGCATCCGGCAAGAAATTCGGTTTGTATCACTACGCGATGGGCGGCAACCCGGAGGCGGAAGCCCAATTCTTCTATCGCAACACGTCGAACTATTGGCGTCACGGCATCGTGGCGCTCGACTGGGAGATGGACGACAACCCCGCATGGGGCAACTGGGATTGGGTACGCCGATTCATGAATGAGTGCGAACGGTTGAGCGGCGGTGTGCGCCCATTGCTGTACACCGGCCCGGTGGCTGGTACCATCCCGCAGGACATCCGCAACCGGTACGGCCTGTGGATCGCCCAATACGCGAACATGAGCCCGACCGGCTATCAGGCCAACCCGTGGATGATCGGCGCATACGGCGAGGCCATGCGCCAGTACAGCGGCACCGGCGTCGTCAACACGTGGAGTCCCATCGACCTCAACATCTTCCGTGGCGAAGGCTGGCAGTGGGATTTGTACGCCAACCCGACCGGAGGCTCCACGCCCCCGGCCACACCGGCCGCGCCCGTGCAGCCGAGCACTCCCCCGGCCAACACCAACACGGGTGGCATCAGCCACGTCATGCAGTGGGGCGAGACCATCTGGGGACTCGCCGTAGCCCACAACGCATGGCCGTTGTCCGCATGGCACACGCCAAGCGGTGACATCAACCGCTACTACGTGGGCGACGTCGTAACCTACGGCGGCGGTCCCACCACGGCCGCGCCGTCCAACGGGGTTTCCAAGACCCTCCAGTACGGCGACACCGTGTGGGATTTCGCCACCGCGCACGGCTACAACGTCTCCCAGTGTTCGGTACCCTCCGGCAACATCAACGTCTACTACCCCGGTGACGTGGTGACCTGCCGCTGAGATTCAACAGATGCCGCCGTCACTCCCCTGATGGCGGCATCACCACCATTTTTTTTGATCGGAGTAAAACATGACCGACAGCAAAAACACGACCGACACCGGCGAAACGCTTCCCGGCGTCGATGTGAGCGACTGGCCCGAGACGGCCGACGTCACCCATGACGTGCCCGACTGGCTCATCCCCAGCCGCGTCTACGACATCCTCAAATGGCTGGGCCTCGTCGTCCTGCCCGCACTCGCCGTGTTCGTGGGCACGGTCGGCCCCGCATGGGGCTGGACTCACGTGGACGCGATAGTTATCACGCTCAACGCGCTCGGCATCCTCGCCGGCGCGCTCATCGGCGTCAGCGCCATCAAACAGCGCCTCGACCGCGCCGCATGACCACACATAGTTCGGCCCCGTCCGGCATCGCAGACAGCTCGCACAGAGCTTGACTGCTGCCGGACGGGGCCGATTTCGCGTTGTGGCAGAGGGCTTCGCGGGCTCGATTTCTGCCCACATTTTGCCCACATTTTCCGTAAAAACAGGTTAAAAACCGTTAAAACTGGTTAAAACGAAAAAAGCCGCTCAGCCCTACTCCCGCAAGGCAAAGCGGCCATTTTCCAACCCGTTCTCAGCTCAGCGCGTCCTTCAACTTGCAGAAGAAGCACCATCCGCGCCAGCCGGGACATCCGAATCACAACCCGCACCCATCCAACAGCAACCATCAACCAACACCACTCGCCCAGCGCCAGACACTCCCGTCACCCCTCAGCCCACACCTCGACTGTCTCCCTCAGCCCCATCATGGGACGTGCCAAGCACCGACTCACCCTCAACTTTTCCTGACACTTTATGAGGGGAAGATGACGTTGATGTCATCTGAAACTTACATGGACATCTAAAAATAGGGCGTTTTTTGACGTTTTTCATTGATTGATGTAAGTTTTGGCGTGCCAAAACTTACATCAATCAAAATCCACGGCTTTTCTGATGACGGATAATGGCACTGGAGCTGTGTCTTCGATAAGGTCAATATCGAGCGTTTGATCGCCGCAGGATTCGGAGTCGCATACAACCCGGTACGCATGGCCGGCAAGTAGTTGCAGCGAATAAATACCACCGCCCCTCCCCCAGCAGTAACGCTGGACGGAGGGGCGGTTTTCGCGTATTCAAAACCAAGTTCAAGCCCATGGCAAAGGAACACCGACCACACGGGCCAAGGCATACGCCAATGCAAGCGCGACTATCAGAGCGCAGACCGCGACGAAAACGTAGTCTCCTAGCAGACATGCTCTAAGGAACAATGGATGCTCCCGCGCGAACACCCGCATTCTTTCACCCCTATTCTTATCCAGATGCGTCGAGGTCGCACAGTCGTGGAACAGGTGCATGAACGGACGCCATCGCGCCATACGCACGAACTGGTCCGCATCAGCGACATCATTCGATTGCTTGGCTTGAGGCGAATCCAACGGATCGTTTTCCTCAACCACTTTCGCCGCAGCCACGGTCTTGCTCGCATCCGTGGAGGATATGCCGGATACCGCGTCTAGGTCCGCGTCCGGCGATTCCACAGCGTCGAAACCGGTGTCGTCATAATCCGCCATGTCAGATGTCGGCCCCGTGCTTGCGCAACCGTTCCATGCGTTTTCGAACCGCGGCCAGCGAGACGCCGAAATATGCTGCGGCCGCGATCATCCCATCGTTCTTGACTTTCTGGATGAAATCGTGTTCGGGCATGAGCAGCGCACCGGCGAACTCGTCCGCGTAGAATTCGTGGATGTCGTAATCGTCGGAACGTTTGTCCATGAAAGCGAAATCGTTGTCCTGCGCTATGGTGACTCGTTCCACGAAATGCCCCAGTTCGTGTGCGAGCGTGAACCTGCGTCTTGTCTGTGGTTCGGTGCGTTCCGTGTAGGCTCGGGGCTCGCTGCTGACACCTTCGGGAAGCTCACCGGTGTAGGGCGTGACACCCATGGCCTTGCATATGCTCACGATCTTGACCGGATAGGAGTGGTCCCAGTAATTGTCAAGGGTTTCTTGCGCTTTGCGGCGCGCATCCTGCCACAGTAGGGTCATGACTTCTCCTTCCCGGTATTGACCTGATATCCTATATGTTCAACGTTAACAGGAGCTCAGGCCCAGGCATTCCCTCGCATAGGCTTCAACCTCACGGTTCTCTTCATCGTCACCGATAAGCAGCAGCCATGCTGCGGGAATCTCCCTACGCACGTCCTCCTTGCGTATTTTTTTGATAAGCCCTTGTGACTGTAAGAACATGCCAGTCTGGCTTATACGCTGTATCGCCGACTGTCGCCTTGAGGCAATCAGTCGTCCGTTATCTTCGCGCTGTAAGGCCTCATGGCTGAGGATTCCCATGCTGAACTGTTCTGCAAGATGCCCCCACCCGCGTTCGTAGACACGGCTCGGCAGACCTTTGCGTTGGTTTTCCTCGGTGGGCGGCCAATCATAGGTGATCTCGGCCATAGTGAGCATCATGGCGTATGCCGTCATGTTGGGCGTGGGGTTACCTCGAAACATGGTGAGGAATTTTCCTTCGGCTGATAGGCGCATGACTTTTTGTGCGTTACGGTATCCCAAGGTCTCCAT